AAATACAAGTACTCAAAATACAAGTACTCAAAATACAAGTACTCAAAATACAAGTACTCAAAATACAAGTACTCAAAATACAAGTACTCAAAATACAAGTACTCAAAATACAAGTACTCAAAATACAGGTAATCAAAAAAGTTATCAAAAAACAGGTAATCAAAAAAGAATTGCTAATAATTTAGAAATTATATTGATGAGCAAGATTGTGGCATTTTTAGACAATATGACTAACAATCCTATTAAAAAGAACCAAATATATCGTAAATTTGTTTTAGGATTAGAAAATGGTATTGAAAAGAAACCTGTAATGTCTTCGCTTTGTGAAAATTATTTGTGTATCGAATTTGTATCATGCTTACCTGATGAATATGAGATATTTAATAATTTTATTAATACTTATAATTTACATATCGTAAAACAATTTAAAGATTGTAGAATAATTGACATCAGTAAATTTAGTTCTACAAGGGTTAAATTGTATTCCGATATGAATCAAATATATAATGTAATTAAAGACATGTGTGATGATAATAAATTATTGAGGATTATTAAAAACACTGTAACTGAATATAATGAATTTTATGGAAATCATAATATTAAATTCGTTCCCATTTCAAAAGATATAGTATCTGAAAATCAAATCAATAATATGATCAACGCAGGTATTTATATTTCTAAAATGAGTGACAATTATTTGTTTGATTTAACAAGATTTAATAGTCATTTATATACAGAATATATCAAATTAAATAATTCTTTTTCTAATCCAACTGACGCAACTGACGCAACTGACGCAACTGATGCAACTAACGCAACTAATGATACCAATGAAACTGATACAATTGAATCTGATTATACTGATTCAGAAATAGATGATGATACTGATAGTATTAATGACGAAAAACTCGATAAAGAAAATCAAGATAATAATGAAAATCATAAAAATAACGATGATAATTTTATCGCTCAATTGAAAAATAATAGAAGTAATGAATCCGATTTTATTAATAAATTAAAAATTAATAGAAAAAAATTATTTGATGAATATATGAAAAAAATAATAGAGCATATCGGAACTGAAATAAATAACAATAATTTAAGCAAAATAAATATATTATTATTTGAAAACTTTAATCAAGATAAAATAGAATATTATACTGATGAACTTGAATGTATTAAAGATAAATTAAATGAAAATGATATTTTTAATGTATCATATAATATCACAAAATCAAAACTTATCGATATTACACCGACTATTATTGATGAATATGATCCAAGTGAAACATTTAAAGGCACTTATAATGGAACATTAAATATTAATATTTCTTCAGTATTATTAAATAATACTGATAATTATTTAGTCAATGAATGTAAAAAAATGTTATCTAGACATATCAATAAATTATATGAAAATGCAAAGGACGAGATATTAAACAAAACTAGTTCTCAATGTTCAAATGAATTTAATGTATTATCGATAAAATTTGACGAAGAAAATAAGGATATGGAATTGATATATAAAAATGTATCGAATAAATTAAATGGAATTTCAAATAATATTATGGACACTACAGAAAAAGTTGTCAATAATGCCCCTTTTTATACTTATTCAATTTACGTTCAATTGTATATCTAAATATATATAAAGATTAACATTATATATATATTATATGGAAAGTCAAAACAAAAAAGATCAAAATATACAAGATCGTAAAAAAATAAAAAAAATATATTATAATAATTTTAAGTATGTTGAAAATTATGTTCCTTTAAGATTTGGTAATTTCATTTTACAATAAATTATCAAAAACATTTTTAATTACCTCTTCATTTTTTTTATCTTCTATATTTTCATTTTTTTTTAAAACTGGTTTTAATAAAGCTTTACTATTTAATAATATTTCATCAGTTACAGTAATCCATTTTTTATCATTTGTTTTAGTATCATTTTTTGGCTTTGTTATTTCTGTTTTTATAGTATTAATTTTAGGTAATAAAGGTGGCGGAGGAGGAGGTGGTGGAATATTATTTATAATGTCGCAAGTCCTAATATGATGATTAGGACAATACATACAATGATAACATTCAATAGGTTTTACTTCTTCAACATCATTGTCAGTAAAATGATTAACGTTCCATAATAATATTGGATAAACTTTTACTTGTTTTAGTGTCCATTCAATACCAAAATCTTTATCATTAAACCAAATATAATCTAATTCGATAAAGCAAGAAACTGTAGAACGGCGTTGTATTTCTGAAAAATGCGTCCTATTACCGTCCATCGTTAATACATGAAATGGATATTCTACAATACTACTTGATTTTCTAGTAAAAGGAGCACTTACTTTAAAAATAGGATATTTGTAATCCGGATATTTTAATATTGAACTTTTAATATTTATTTTTTTGGAAATATTATTTCTCATGTATTTTAATATTTCATTTTCTAACCTTACTAAAAATGAATGTAAATTTTTAGTTTCTGGATTGCCCGTATAAAGTATCAAACTTAAAGGAACCGAATTATTAATTTTACTTGATATTGAACAAACATTAAATACTTGTAATCGTGATAAAAATAACGCTATCCTATCTAATTTCATATCTGTTAGCCAAATATTTTTATAATTTACTGATTTTTCTATAGGAGGGGCGTAAAGTAATGTCTCAGTAAACTTTTTAAATTTATCTAAAGTAACATAATCATCTGGATTAACTAGAACATCGCGAAGTGTTTTTTTTGGTCTTTCTATTTTTTCTATTATATTGGAATCTTCGTTAATATCTTTTTTAAATTTAAATGTATTTTTAATTTCATTTAATATATCATAAATATAATTTATTTTATCTCTCATAGTATCAGAATTATTGCTAATATCATCTACCGGTTTTTTTTTTATAATTTTCTTTTTTGTATCCCTTATATCTTCTTTGTCAATATTTTTTATAATTTCTGTATCTTGTTCTATTAAATTAACAGTTTTCTTAACATAATTTGTTTTTTTCATTATTTTATATTATTAATATAATGATTTATATATCTAAAATAAAATATCATTTTTTTAATTATAATAATATAGCTTTATCTAAAATAATTCTGTATATTTTATCATTCCCAAACTTTTTTAAATCCCGTTTTTTTATAACTTTTTTTTTATTTATTTTTTGTTTAGCTTGTTCTAGTTCTAGTTTTTGTATTTGTGTTTGTTCTTGATCTTGATCTTGATCTTGATCTTGATCTTGATCTTGATCTTGATCTTGATCTTGATCTTGATCTTGATCTTGATCTTGATCTTGTTCTAGTGTTTGTTCTTGATCTTGTTCTAGTGTTTGTATTTGTTCTTGATCTAGTTCTTGTGTTTGTGTTTGTGGTTGTATTTGTTTTTGTTCTTGTTTTTGGTCCTGTTTTTTTTTATCATTGATTTTTTTATTATTTACATATTTACCAACTAACAAGTAACCAATATTTTTTAAACATAATCTTATAAATTTTATAATATATTCTTCGTCTGTAATATTAATTTTAGATTTAATATTAAAAATAGAACTAAATTTATCATGATATTTTATAATCAATCTTTTATTATTTTCGTCGTGTTTAAATATATCGCTTTGATAAATTTTATTAAATTCTGTTAATTTTTTAATTTGTTTATTATGTGGTTTTAATACTAAATTGATAAATAATAATAAATAATCATATTTTTTTTTCATTTTTTCAATGAACATATCTTGTGTTGAATATTGCATTTTTCTAGTTTCAATGGCCATTATTTTTAAATTATTATATTCAGGATCATTAATTTTGTTATTATCTATTTTAATATTTTTTTTAATATAATTATTTGGTTTATTAATATTATTGTTCATATTAGTGATGTCTAATTTATTTGTTGGTTTGTTTGTATCATTGGTAATCTTAGTATTATTGGTAATCTTGCTAGTATTATTAGTTATCTTGTTAGTATTATTGGTAATCTTGTTAGTATCATTGGTAATCTTAGTATTATTAGTAATCTTAGTATTATTGGTTATTTTGTTAGTATTATTGGTAATTTTGTTAGTATTATTGGTAATTTTGCTAGTATTATTAGTTAGTTTGTTGGTTTGATTATTGATAGATTTATTTTGTTCATTGCCTTTAATTATTTTTTTATTAGTATTGATTTTAGAATAATTATCCATAATATAATAATTATATATTTTTAATTTTTAATTATTACATAGTTCTTATTATTATATAATCTTTAATAATATATGTCAATAATTATACCAAAAAATGACTCTAGAATATATAAACATATAATATTAAAAAATGATTTATCAGTATTAATAATAAACGATCCTAATACGATTACAAGTGCTGCGGCATTATCAGTAAAAGTTGGTTTTTATAATGATAATAGCGTAAATATAAATGGTATTGCTCATTTTTTAGAACACATGTTATTTATGGGAACTGAAAAATATCCTGAAGTTAATCACTTTATGTCTTTTTTAAATAAAGGTGGTGGTTATACTAATGCATATACTTCTGGTGATATTACTAATTATTATTTTGATATAAACAATGAATATTTCGAAGAAGCATTAGATATATTTGGTAATTTTTTCATAAGTCCATTATTTGACGAAAATACAATAAATAAGGAATTAAATGCTGTGAATGAAGAATATGCTAAAAATTTTTCATATGATTTATTTAAACAAAATATGGTAATTAGAACTTTAGCTAAAGACCATGTATATAACCATTTTGCGTGTGGTAATAAAAAAACATTAGAAATAAGTAATATTCGTGATTTAGTAATAGAATTTTATAAAACTAATTATTCTTCTAATTTAATGAATTTAGTAATTTATACAAATAATAATAATATTGAAAAAATTATTAAAAAAATTTTTACCTTGATACCAAATAAAAATTTACAACAAGAAATACCTAAAGGTCCGCTGCGCTTACCAATAACGACATATAATTTTAAAAAAATATACACAAATTTGCCATTAAAAGTAGAAATTATACCAAATAATAATATTGATAATTTATACATATATTGGCCTTGTAATCCAATTAATCAAGATTATAAATATAGTCCAATTGAATATATTAATAATTTATTAGGTCATGAATGCAAAGGATCTTTGGTTCATTATTTAAAATCAAAAGAATTATGTATTTCACTTAATGTAAGTGTTTTTGAATCTGACAAATATTTAACCTTAGTAGAATTAAATATTGAATTGACTCAATATGGTTTTAATAATATTAATTTAATTTTACAAAATATATATTGTTATCTAGAAAAAATAAAAAAAGAAGGAATAACAAAATGGCAATATGAAGAATATAAAAAAATAGCTCATTACAAGTTTGATTATATTGATAAAGTTGAACCAATAGAATATGTAGAAAATTTGGCATCAAATATGTGTAGGTATGAATTACATAAAATAATAATCAACAAATTTTATTGGGCTAATTATTCTGAAAAGGCAAAAAATATTATATTAAAGTATTTGCAATATTATGATATTTCTAATATGATACTAGTAATATCATCAAAAAAAAATCAAAATGACAAAAAGTTTTTAATAGAGAAATGGTATAAGACAAAATATAATTATAGTAAATTCGATAACATTATTAATATAGAAAACTTGGATTTACGATTACCTATGAAAAATAAATATTTACCTCATAATATAAAATTATTTCCTTGTCCAAATAAAATAAAATATCCTACTGTAATTAAAAAAGAATTAGGATTAACAATTTGGCATAAACAAGATTATACATTTATGACTCCTAATGTAGCGATGCAAATAATATTAAAAAATAATAAAATTAACAAGAATATAAAAAAATATGCTTCTTATTTAATCTATATTGATCTTTTAAATAATTACTTGTCATCTATGAAAAGTTATTGTGATTATGCGAATAGCGATTTTGATATATCGGTAAATAATAATTATATTATTATAAATATTATTTCTTATAGTGATATAATAAAAAATATACTAAATAAAATTATTTACTATTTTTATAATTTTGAAATAACTGAAAAAAAATTAGAATTTGTAAAATTATCTAATATAGCATCATTAACAGATTTTTATACTTTGGTCCCATTAATAAAAATATCTGATTATATATTAAATAGTTTAATACATAATAGATTTTACACTAATAATGATTTATCTGATTCAATAAAAAATATATCAATAAAAGAAGTAAGAAAAATACAAAAAAATTTAAGAAACAAATTCGAATGTAAAAGTTTGATACAGGGTAATTATACAGTGTCTCAAGCACATAATTTAATAAATAATTTTGATCAATTTGTAGATAAACAATTAAAAAAAATTAAAACAAATGAAAAAATTTTTCCATTATTAAAAGGCGAAGAAGAATTATACATTACAAAAAATGTTGTTAGTAATGATAAAAATTCGGTAATTATAACATTATACGAAATAAATGAACAAAATGAAAATAAATTATGGATTTTTAAATATTGTAAATTATTAATAGTATATGATTTAATAAAAGAAAAATTCTTTAATCAATTAAGGTCGATAGAACAATTAGGTTATATAGTTAATTGCTCTATAGTTAATATTGGAACAAATAAAAATAAATTACATTGTTTAAAATTTACTATTCAAACTGTTAGTAAAACACCTGATTACAGTCATAAAAGAATTAAAAAATTTATTACATCTTTTTATGAATATTTGCAAAATATTGATAGCCAAGATTTTGAATTATGTATAGAAAATATTATAATATCTTTGACAAAACCTTTTGATAATATATATTCTGAAATAGATTATAATATTAATAAAATAATTAATAAATTAGATTTTAATATTATTGATACGTACATTAAAATATTAAAAAAATACAAAAAAGAACATATTTGTAAATTTTTCTTTAATAAATTTATTAATAAAAAAACTAGAAAAATAAGAACATTATATATTTATGGTAAAAATAAATTATTAAACAATTAAATAGCAATTATCCCACTCTATATTTTTTTTACAATATACACATTTATTTTGATTAGTATTGGTAGTTTTAAACCATTGGCATAAACATGATATGCATGCATAATGATCACAATTCAATTTCAATAATTCGTTAGTATATTCCAAACATATCAAACATTGTGCGTCCTTAATTGATGTAGTTTTATTAATACCCAGTATTGTAAGTTTATTTTTAATTCTAGTCATATTTACTACTTTTGAATACTTTTTTTCTATATCAGTTAAAGGAACAATATTATATATTTTTCCACACGTTATATTCTCCATTATATCATCGTCATTTATATTATCAATATTAACACCATTATTATTTAATTCGTTAATAATAAAATCATTAATATTTATACCATCGTTATCAATATCATTATTATTTCTATTATTTCTATTATCATTATTAACATCATTATTACCTACTTCATCATTATTACCTACTTCATCATTATCGCTGTTATTATTATAACTATTATTCTCATCGTTATTATCATCCTCATTATTATTATCATCCTCATCATTATCCTCGTTGTTATTATTATTGTATAAATTTATTATATCATCTTTAATATATTCACTAATAAAATAATTTACTACTACTGAATCAGGAACTTTAAGTGAAGGAAATATTGAAATATTTTTTTTTTCAACAATCAAACTTTTAAATTTTTCAAATTCATAATTATCAATTAAAACAGGATCATAATCTTTTATAAATCCTTGGTTAATATTATCAAAATTATTATATATATCCGGATATATGTAATCTATTATTGAATTATTGATTTGTTGTGGCAAAACAGAGTCAGTTTGTTGTTGTAGCGAAGCAGTAACAGTTTGTTGTTGTTGTAGCGAAGCAGTATCAGTTTGTTGTTGTTGTAGCGAAGCAGTATCAGTTTGTTGTTGTTGTAGAGAAGCAGTAACAGTTTGTTGTTGTTGTAGAGAAGCGGTATTAGTTTGGTCCCTAATTGAATTCAAATTAATATAATATACATCTTCTTCTACTAATTTATATTCGTTAAATTTATTAATAAGATGATTTAAAATATTATGAGAATCAGAACCAGGTGTGACAAAAAGATGTACATCCGGATCACATAATTCATTTAATATATATTTATAATTTTTGTTTGGTGTTTTAAATAAATTGAATTTAGTTTCAATAAATTTAAATAATTCAAAAGAACATGTAGTGCATATTTCACAAAGAAATTTTTCAAACCAATTTTTTTTAATTTTTTTAATATAAGATTCAAATTTATTCATAATATAAATAATATTATCTAAACCATCATTAAAATAACCAAATAAATAAAGAAAATTTTTTACGAATAACATATCATCATTATAAAGATTATAGTTTTCTATCAAATATATAATACTGTCCTTTTTACAAAATGATTCAATTAAATATATTATATGTTCAATATTTACAATTTTATGTTCATTAAAAATTTTATCATGTAATCCTAATTTATCATAAATAAATTTTGCCATTTCATATTGTTTATTATTTATAAAATTTAAAAATATAATTAATGAATCATTATAAGGAATATTTAAATTTACTAACAATACTAATATTTTTTCATTATTAATATAATTTAATAATTTATGATTTTTATGCTCAAATATAATATTATATTTATAATTTTGTGAATATAATTCTAATTTTTTATAAATATTTGTTAAATCGTTATTTTTATCAAATATATCACACAAATATATAAAATTATCAGTAATCGAACTGTCGTTAAATATATGGAAATAAAATTTTTTAATATTTTGATTATTATATAATTTTATAATTAAATCATTAGAATATTTATCTAATTCAGTTTTAAAATCTTGATTTAAATTAATAATACATTTATCTATAAAATTTTTATATAAAATGTTATTGTTAATGTTAATATCATAAGAAGAATTTAAATTTAAATTAAAATTATTAATTTCTAAATTAATAATTCCGCTACAAAATAATATTTTTGCATATTCTAAATTTTCATTGATTATCGTTTGTGAAAATAAATAATTTAACTCGAATTCAGAAAATACTCTATTATCAACAAGAAACCTAAAATATTCTACACGATTATATAATATACAACATTTAGCCAACCATAAATATTTTTTACCATTATGTTCAGTAAATGGACCTATATATTCAGTAACCAATAAGTGAAATATATCATAACTATTATAAATACAACAAATTATTAAACATTCAATTATGGTTGTACCTTTATGATCATATTCATTTAATAATGTATATGTACCTTCAATATTATTATTTTTACAATACATTAATAATTTTTGTTTATTCATTAAATATGTATATTATATAATAATTTATACCTTTTATATATGTTTAATAAAAATATTACTGCATGATAATATATAATTTTGTTTAAATACAAAAAAATATAATGAAATTATAATGTAAAAATATTATAATAAATATTATAATAAATATTATAATAAATATTATAATAAACAAGAATTATTAAAGATAAAAAATAATTAAAAAATACTTAGAAAATAATTAAAAATAAAAAAATAATAATATAATAATATAAAAATATAATATAAAATATTTTTTTTTTATAAGCATATTATATATGCCAAAAGATTGCGAAAAAGGTTGCCATTCCCATAGTAAAAAGAAATTAGTATCATGTCCCTCAAAATGCGAGTGTGTTGATGCTGATATTACTGTTGAAAAACATTTATTGACTGCTTGTCGTGTTCCATTAGCTGCGATTGTTCAATGGATCCAAGAAAATTTAGTATTGCCTCCTAATTTACATTATGGTCAAATTATGTTGACTTATGAAATTATAATTACTAACAATACTAAAAATAAGATCAGTGGATTATATTTACATGATTCATTAGCCGGTATTAACTTCCAAAATGGTGGTGCTACTAGCTTACCTTTCCCTAGTTCTATTCGTGTTGTTAAAGCTCCTAGCAATATTGTATTATTGCCTTATGATGAAGTTGCTACTTCAAATGGTTCAATTATTAACTCAGAAGAATCATTCTTAGACCCATGTAGTGTTACCAAAATAATTATGGAATTGACTATTGCTGCTCCTGAAACAAGTTTCTGTGAAGTTAGACAAGTATGTAATACTGTCACTCTTGAAGGTAATTTAGAAGAAGCCATTCCTAGTGGCAAATGTGGTAAATGTTATATCAAGAAACATTGCATCAAACCTGTTATATGTGCATCTGAAATTTGGTCAACAGGATCAGATTTAGGTTTGTTATTCGGTATTAACTTTAATTTTAACTTTACCGTATAAACTCGATAAACTTTAAACCTTATAAACTTTATAAACTTTATAAACTTAATTAATTAACTCGTAAATAATCATTTTACATTCAGTTTTTATATTTTTTTCATATTTTTTTATATCAATAGTTTCAATAATGGGTTCATTATTATAACAATAGTAATAATATTTATGTAATACTTTTATAATTATATAAAAGTATTTATTATAACAAATAATACTTGTAAATTCCCATTTTTTAACGTTATTATGATACAAATATTTTTGTATGTTAACTTCATAATTATCATTGTCTAAAAATATAAACATATTATTATTATTTTTACTAGTATCTACTAAATCGCAAATATGTAAATTATTTTGATAAATTTTAATTTTTAATAAATTACCTAAGGTATTACCTAAAGTATTATCTAAAGTATTACTTAAAATGTCATTAAAAAATTTATACAAATTATAAATTATCAAATCGTCATCTTTAAAATATTTACAATACAAATTATTTATTTTAATAGGATAATCTAAATTTTGCAATATATATATTGTATTACAAATATCAATATATCCAATATTTATTAATTCTTTATTTATTTTAATATACTCTTGGAAATAAATTAATTCATTAGGAACATTATCATTATAAAAAAATAATTTTTTAGACAAATAAGCCATTAAACAGAAATGAGCCGAAATGTTTTTTTCATCAAAATTATACATATATTATTATGTTGATTTAATATAATTTATTATATAACACGGTTTTTATTTTAAGAAAATAAAGAATGTATAGATTCACCAGTAATAATGCATTTAATAACATTACTTAAAAGATGAGATATATCAACTTGTATAATTTTATTACTCAAATTAATATTTTCTTCTTGTTGTATGGTATTAGTTACAATAACATTTCTAATAATATTATTATTGTTAATATGATTAATAGCTTGACCGGAAAATATACCATGCGTAGCAACAATTATTACATCTTTTACTCCATAGTTTTTTATATCATTAACAACACATACCATCGTCCCCATAGTATCTACTATATCATCTACTATAATTGCCGTACAATCACTTAATAAACTCGTATCCCCCATAATTATAGTTTTATCAATAACACTAATTTGATTTACATTTCTTTCTTTATGAACTGAAACATATGGTATATTTAATATTTTAGAATACGATATAATTCTTTTACATGCTCCTTGATCAGGGGCAACTAAAACATAATTATTATTATCATTATCATTATTCATAATGACATTTTTCAAATAATTTGTTAAAATATTAATAGCATACAAATTATCAAATGGTATGTCAGTAAAACCTTGAATTTGACCTGAATGTAAATCCATGCTAACAATTCTATTAACACCCGTTTGTTTTAATATATTACATACCATACTTGCTCCAATACATGTTCTAGGGACTGCTTTTTTATCTGACCTAGCATAAGGAAAATTAGGTATAATTGCAACAATATCTTTTGCCGAAGATAATTTACATGCATTAACCAAAAGTAATAATTCCATAAACATATCATTGACAGAATTATTGCCAATTGTAGAACCTGTTTGAACTATAAAAACTCTTTTACCTCTGATGTTATTTAGAATATTTACATCAATTTCAGAATTATTAAATTTTCTAATTTTAACATCACTTAATTCTATATTCAAATTAATAGCAATTTGTTTAACCAAGTTTATATTACTAGAACCGGCTATTAACACGATTTTAGATTTTTTACTTTCAAACAATTCTTGCATTTTTTAATTATATTAAGATTAATATACAGGATAACCTTTTAAATTATAATTTCATTTTTTTTATAAAAAAATTATTAAATTATATATCTTGCCAAATAATAAATCTGATAAGAAAATGTAATACATACACTAATTAATAATGATGATATTTTTAAAATATTGTATTGATAACAAAGTGAATATAAGTAATATTCTTCTATATTAAAACTTGTCATCAAAAATAATAATGGTATGAAAAAATATAACAAATTTCTATATATCCTAATTTTATTATAATAATATGCCAAACAAAAAAATATCAAATAATACATATAAAAAGTATTATAATTATCAGCGATTTTTTTTTCATTGCTAGTGTAATTTAAACAAAATTTTATATTTGATACTTTGTTTTCATAATTTTTATGGACACAATAATTATTAATAATCTTATAAAATTCTAGTTTATTATTTTTTTTCTCATCGCTAGTTTTATTATCATAATTAGTATAATTTTTGTATTTTATATATAAAAATCCATTAGGACACGTATCATTAATTTTAGTAATGAATATTTTTTCATTATCAAGTTTTGTAATATAATTAACATAAAAACTAGTTATTAAAGTCAAAATAATATAAAGTATTATATAAATTTGCGATTTTTTTATATTTAACATGATATTGGTAATGTAATAGTAGTAATGTAATAGTAGTAATGTAATAGTAATGTAAATAGTAATATAATATATAATAGTCATTTTAAGTTCATTATTTCATTTTTATATTTTTTTATATTAACATAAATTATATTAATGATAAGAAAACAACAAAATAAACAAAATATTAATAAATGCATCAATTTTTGTAATTATAATAGTCAAATTAATCTTAAGGGTGGTAATATACCAAAATTTCCTTATAAATATAAATCATATAAAGATATTGATTTTGAAATAAAAAAAAGATATAAACTTTTAAAAAATTACAATTATTTAGACAGATTATTATACGATAAAGAATATACATTACGAGGTTTAGAAAAAATAAGTCATGAAGATAAATTATTTTTAAATAGATACACAATATTATTAAATAAGGACAGTGATTATGATGATTTTAATATATTGTCTGATTTTTTTAATGAACGATGTCGTATGAAATGTGTATTAATTGGTAGAAATATGTCGCCTTATGATTATTGGAAAAAAGAATATAAAAAAATAATGGATTTTTGTAAAAAAAAATATAATAATTTAGATAATAATAATTTAAGGGAATCAATTTACGAATTATTTTATAATAGACGAGGTGAATGTACTTCTCATAGACCAAATAATATTATAGCATTGATGCAACTTTTTAATGCCAAAAAAATATTAGATCCTTCAATGGGTTGGGGTGATCGTTTGATAGGCGCAATAGCCGGCAAATGTGAAATGTATGTTGGTACTGATCCTAATCCGTGTGTACATAAAGGATATAAAAAAATAATACATGTATTTAAAGCAGAAAATAGAACAAAAGTATATCAAACAAAATTCGAAGAATTTAATAATCCTGATAACATTGTTTTTGATATGGTTTATACTAGTCCTCCTTATTTTACTATGGAAAAATACACAGATCATCCAGATCAATCAATTATTCAATATTCTACCGAAAAAATATGGTTTGATAATTTTTTAAAAATATTATTAAATAAAGCTATTCAATATGTCAAGAACGAAGGAATAATTGCCATTAATATTGGCATGATATCTAATAATACTTATGTTTATGATATGTTGGATTATATGAAAAATGATAAAAAAAATGATGTAAAATATTTAGGAATAATAAGTTATTCAGATATTAATTTAAAAAGCATTAATCCAATATTCATATGGCAAAAATTATAAATATTAAAATTATAAAAATTTTAAATTGCCTCTAAATTGTTCAATATTATTATAATTTTTTTTATTCATAATATCTATTAATTCTTTTTCAAGTCTTTCAAAACATGCAATTCCTTCTTTATAAAATGTTGTTCCTACTTGAACGGCTTTAGCTCCGCATAAGATATGTTTAAAAATATCTTGACCCGAAGTAATTCCTCCACAACCGATTATATTTATTTTATTATCTAATCTTTTGTAAAAATTATTAACATTTGCTAAAGCTGTTGGTAAAATATAATTACCTCCTATACCACCTAAACCATAATTAGGTTTTATTAATGTTGTTTCAGTCTCAATATCAACTAATAAACCATTACATATACTATTAATACATACAATATTATCTATTACATCATATTTTAATAATAAATTACTAATATTATCAAATTCATAATTATGATAATAAGGGGGCAATTTTAAACTAAAATTATTATCAGTTTTAATTATTTTTAATTTATCTAAATATTTTTCCAAGTTATTATAATCATAAGTAATTATCATTTTGTTTAAATTAGGACATGACAAATTAAGTTCTATATTTTTATTATTTATTGCATTTATCATGTTTTCCATTTCTGAAATCGAGTATGGATAAATAGATTGTATAAACGGTTTGTTAAGTAAATTTTTGTTATTATCGTAATAATTATTATAATATTCTAAACCATAATTAGGTATTCCCATAGAATTTATCGAACCAAAATTATTTATTTTTAATCTTGGTTCAGGATTACCAATTCGTTGTTCTAAGGTACTACTTTTTGTTAGAATAGCACCTGCCTTTGAATTTAATAAATTATCTAATTCATCAGAACTAGTACAAAGACAACCTGATGCATTATATATACATGGATTTATTATAGTATTGTAAATATTCGTTTTCAACATTATTAATATTTAATATTCTAATATTTAATATTCTAATATTAAAATTCAAAATTAATATTCATTTTTTTATTAAAAGTTATATTTTTATAATAAAAAAAATAATGTTAATTTTGAATTTTAATATTAAAATTCAAAATTAATATTCATTTTTTTATTAAAAGTTATATTTTTATAATAAAAAAATAATGTTAATTTAGCCATAAGATTATATTTTTAAAAATCGATATTTTTAAAATTGTGTTTCATTAAATAAAGATATACATTTAATACCATCATTACCATCAAAACTAATACCATCAACTTTTTTAATTGTATCTCTATTCAAAATACAAAATATCATAGAAACTTGAACATTATTATTAATTAAATGATCACAATAATTTTTAACTGAAGTTCCAGAACTTATAACATCTTCAATAACTATACATTGTTTATTATTAGTTTCACCTTCAATGATATTTTGCATTCCATATTTTTTATTTTCAGTTCTACACATAATTAACGGTATAGAATATAAAACTGATAAAGTAGTAGCTAAAGGTAATGCACCTAAAGGAACACCAGTAATTATAGAATTAGTATGATCAATATTTAATCTTTTTATTTTTTCAAATATTTTTATAGCAAAAAATTTTAATAAATCAGGTTTAGATATTAAATTTTTAAAATTATAATAAACATTAGATTTTAAACCTGATGATAATGTAAAATCACCATATTTTATAATGTTATTATTAATTAATAAATTTTTCATTAACAATGATTTTAAATATTTTATTCTTGGTTTATTCAGTAATATGTATTTATCCACATCCAAAATATTATCTAATCCTCTACCTACAATTAATACATCAGTATTTTTATCATTTATTAAATGTGATGGCGTATTATATTTTTGTAATAAATCATCATAATTTTTAATAATATTAACACCAGGCGTAAAATGTATAAATTCATCACAAATAAATTCTTGACTAATAAATCCTACTACTATGTCATTATTTTTTGCCATATTGATAATATTATTCTTATAATTATCATCAATTAAATTATTTGAACTAGACATAGAAGCAATTAATAACACTCCACATTCATTATTAATACAATTTTCTCGTAGACCATCTAAAACACCTTGACCAGAAATACCATGACAAGTAATTAAATGAGCATATTTAGTAATATTTTCTGATTGTCTATGAACGATGCTACCAATATCACAAAATTTTCTATCTTCAATTATCAAAAAATTATATTCTTCACTCATACCTACTAATTCATATATGAATTCATGACAAAAATTATTAATAATATCACAATGAAGTTTTACTGCTATTATTTTATCATGTAATAATTTAACAGTATTAATAATATCCAAATAATTAGAATAATCTGCCGATAATACTAAATTTGAATTTTTTGTTTCAATCAAATCAATTATTTTATGTTGTATTTGTTGGTTAAATGCTAACATTAAGTATATTAAATATATTAAGTATATTATTAGTTATTATAAAAAAAAATCATTTTTTTTTTCGATACCTTGTTATGTTAATTACAATAATTAATCAGTATTACAATTAATATATTTATTAATTAATCCGTCCATTAAATTTTCTTGTTTTAATGAATCAATTAATCGTGTTACACCAATTCCGCCACCAAATCTTTCAACTTTTGGCAAATCAATAAATGCTTGTAATTCTGCTTCAGTTCTTTCTTTAGAGAATTTTTCAAAAAATAATTCACTATATTTACCATCAGAAATGGTATAAAACATTTTTTTCATCGTTTCATTATCACAACTTCTTTCTGCTGATCCTATAGTTTCTTTACCACTCATAATAACATCTATTTTTTTTGCATGACCAGTTTCAGGATCAATTGCCATATTCCAAAAAGGATGTGTATATTGAGGGAAATTTTTTAATAAACATACATTAGTATATTCACAACACATTCTATACTCATGATCAGAAGTTAATTCTAAACTATTATATTTTTTAGCTAAATCACTATATTCTAACTCGGTAGGTTTTCCATAACCTAAATGAGCTAATAATTCATTTATCAATTTAGTTAAATCTTGCATATTTCCAAATGATTCAAATTCATACAAAGGAAAAATTAAATAATGTCTTCCAGGAATAGGATTTTTTTCTTCACGATAACTCGTCGTCAAACAATAAGCTCCTTTTTTAATTCTTTTATCAGTTAATAATTCATATTCTAACCACATTTGACCTGTTTGAATCATTGGCCAAGGTTTATTACAATATTCATGAACTGATACAGTTGTAGGATCCTCACAACCTGCACAAATACTAGTTCTATTTTGCGTAGAAACAAGGATAAAGCCTTTTTTCTCAAAAAAATCATTTAAAGCTCGAATTACTGCCGTATATTCAAAATTATCAACATATGTAGGTAAAGTATCAATATAAGAAGTTATTTTATCGGCCATTATTTATATTATGTATTTAAGTATATATAAAATTATATATACGTGATTAATGTTTTTTTTTCATTTTTTTTTTATAAAAAAATTGATAAAAATATAATTAACTATGATGTATTTTAAAAAATATATCATAGTTAATTATATTTTTATCATTTTTTTTCATAAAAAAATTGATAAAAATATAATTAACTATGATGTATTTTAAAAAATAAAATCTATAATACTAATTTATATGATAATAATAATAAATTATGGTTCCAGATATACAGAAAATATTAAACAAGTCATTGATAAAACAAATGATGTAAAAGTCGTAATACTAGATTATATACCTGAGTATGATGATTCTATAGATGATATTATTGATTTAGGACCTTCAGGTATAATTTTATCAGGTAGTCCTAGTCATATATATTTAGAAGGTTCGCCAAAAATAGCAAAACAATTGTTTGAATTAGATATTCCAATTTTAGGAATTTGTTATGGTTGCCAATTAATAAATTATATAAACAATGGTCAAGTTTCTAGAATGGAACAATATCATGGTAATAATCATCTCGTTAAATATTTATATCAAGATATAATTTTTAATAATATTGAAAATAATTTACATGCCGAAATGAGACATTATGATAAAATAACAAAATTGGCTCCAGATTATATTATATTAGCTGAAACATCTTATTGTATTGCTGCTATAAAACATAAAAAAAAAAATATTTATGGTGTACAATTTCATCCAGAAATAACAGATAGTGATATGAATTTAGTAATAGATAATTTTATAAAAATGGTTTAATTTTTTCTATACTTTTTGCTCTATGTGATATCATAATTTTTTCGTCTCCTAATTCTGCAAATGTATTTGAATAATTATTAGGAACAAAAATATTATCCCATGAAAAAGTATTATCTCCTCTCGGTTCTACTATTGTTCCTTTTATTGATCCATGTGATTTATATTGTTTTTTACCATCATAATAACCAACATAACAACAAGCTTTAGCCGTTTTTATATTATGATTAGATAATAAATTATATAAACCTCTAGACCCAATACTTTTGCAAAAATGTTTTATATAAGGTCCAGGTAATCCATTTAAAGCATCAAAATATAAACTTGTATCCTCTACTAAAAATGGTGTTTTAATACCTTTGTTTATTGCATCTTGTATTTTTGCATCAATTATTTCATTAGGTGTTCCTTGTATTTCTACCAAATCAATATTAATTTGGTTTATTTGATAATCAGGCAATAATTTAACTACTTCATCATACTTGTTTTTGTTTCCTGTTACAAAATTAATAATCATTATTATTATATTTATTTATTATATTTATTATATTTATTATATTTATTATATTTGTTATATTTGTTATATTTATTATTTTTATATCAATTTTTTTTTATGCTTTTGATATTATTATCATAATATCATAATATTTATAATATTAATATAATATCATAATATAAAAATATCATAACATAAAAATATCATAAAATATCATAAAATATCATAAAAAATTATCAAATAGAATCCTTAATCAACAAGTTAAAACCTAATCCAACAAATAACTGTAATAAGAAGTTAATTTAACACTAACATCATTATCACGAACCAATCTAATGTATAAGATTTGTTTAGTATTGGGTTCAATGTCTTTTAGCATAAAACTAGAAATACCTTTTTCAAACATATTGATAATTTCAGTCGATAACACGGCTTTAATAGTCGTATTACAAGTAATGTGAGGTTTCTGAACGTTAAACATTTGTTTTTCAGGATCATAATTATTAAAAACATTAATTAATTCAGGAACATATACTACAGATCCCCCTGCTTTAAAATTAATGTTATCATTACTAGTTTCAATATTAATTTTTTGACCTTGAAAATTATAATTTAATTGAGGCAACAAATTATTTATGAAACTCGATATTTCTTTTTCTTTAGGACAAGAAATACCATAAAAAGTAGTAATATGACCAGTATTATTATCAAATGAAGCATTAATACCTCCAGTATATTTTACTTGTTTAGTAGCTAAATGATTAGATATAATAAGATCATTAACATCATTAATTAAATCATATTTTTTATAACATATATTATTAATAATATTTTTACTACAACAATAAATATTAAATTTTGCATCTGTTTTTCTGTAAATATTACCTAATAATTCATTTTTATTATTTTTAGTAATAAAACTATCAGGATCATCTACAATAACTAAATTACCGTAATGTAACAATTTAGCTACAGTTCCAGAAAATTTTGAAATATTGTATAAATTCGAGTTCTCGGTCTCAAAAGTATCCTTCCTAGAAACTACTTTGCAACTTTCGTTCAAATTTTTAGGTAAATCGTAAGCAAATACTAAAGCCATTATTAATTTGTTATTATTAATTTGTTATTGTAATAATCAATACAACGAGTATTTTTAGGGATTTTTTTTCATTTTTAAAAACAAAAAAAAATGAAAAAAAAATTTAATAGTATTAAACAAATTAATACTAGGTATAAATATAATATAATATAATGGATCAAATTAATAGTCTATTTGGATGGTCAAAGGTTGTTCCTGTTGAAAAAATAAGTAATTTTAAGTCATTGTTTCAAGATATAAGCAGTGTAAAAGAATTATTAGTAGCTATAGATTGTTCAGGATCAGTATCTTATACAGGCAAATTATCATATGACAAAAAACCATTTTCAGAAATATATATTGAAGCTATACAAACTTTATTTAAAAATGCATTAAATAATGTTTTGCATAATTTAATATTTTGGGCTAGTGACGCAAAAATATTGAATAATAAAGAAATCAATGCATTTAACACTTGTTTGGAAAATTCATTGCCATTTTCAGAAATTGTTCATACTATCGGCTCAGGAACTAGTCCAGTAAATATATTAAAATATTTGGACAATAAAGCATCCGTAATTGTTACTGATGGTAGTATAGAATCATATCAAGTATTAGATATTAAAAACAAAATTAATAATTATTCTAGTGGACCAATATTTTTGATTATAGTTCCTCATATAGATGAACATCCTAATTTGTATAAAGAAAACGTAGAATTAAATGCATTAGATAATATCAATATTACTATTCCTCAAGCTTTTTCTACTAAATTAGCATCTGTATTAGTATATAATTATCATAAAAAATCATATTATATGGTTCCAGAATTAACAGCACCATGGATAAATAAAGATTTAAATATTAATGAAATATTAAAAAATAAAATGCCTCTAGTATCACAAACAAATTTAATATCAAAAATCGATGACCAATATAAAACATTTGATTTAAAAGAATTAAAAAATTATGTAGAAAATAATCAAAAATCTAGTTCAGAAATAATCCAAGATTTAATAGATTATAAAATTTCTGAAACTATAAAACAACAAGGAACTATAGAACATAAAAATTTATTTAATAATATTTGCACAATATTATATAATCGTTGTTTGGCCGATAAATTAGCTAATTATAAAAATTTAGAAATTGATAATAATTTACCATTATTAGAAAAATTACAATTATCCGCAAAACACGAACAAGGTAAAAATGAAATAATAAAAGAATTTACCAAACAATATGGAGATATATTTAATAAATTATCAATTGATAAAACGATTGGAGAAATTACAAGTGTTGGAGCCGCTAAAAGATTACAAACACAATACAATGTTAAAAATTTCCAAAGTATGAAACAAGAAGATAAAATGTCTGAATTAATGTCAATATTACCTAAAGATGAATGTACTATTTGTGGAGATACTAATAATACATTATCTGCAATTAATCTATCAGCAAAATTATTATTAGGTATGAAAACTAAGTGTACTGAAACTGTTCAAAGTAGAGGTAAAAAAAATAAAATGGTAACTAACACATTTTTAAAAAAAGATGAATTTAGAAAATTATTAGAAATGGAACAACCAAGAATACATTATGCTAAATTTTGTCATACATGCGCAATTAATACTATGAAACAAGCTAAAGAACATGGAGATCCTGAATGTGGTATTACAAAATTATTCCCTCAAAACATAATTAATGGTTTAGTAGTTAATAGATTGTTAGTATTACCTTTAATTGATATAAATAATATTTCAGAAAATTCAAATCCTAATGAACCTAAATTATCATATGTTAGACAAACATGGAGAGGTTTATTCTCCAATATTATGGGTTTACCTGTTGCCGGCGATGATGTTTTAATTGCTATTTTGATGTTTTTAACATGTTTAGCATCAGAAGATAATGCTAAGCAAATATATGATAATCAATTATCATTTTTGAGAGGAGGACAAAATGATAAATATCCAACTTCTATTGGTAGATTGTTTAAATTATCTTTGACACCTTTAACATCACAAACAATGTTTTATATTACTACCATATATCCTGTTATAGAATTAGCAAGAATGCAAATAATACCTGAAACTAGAAAAATATTGTTATTTTGTTTGTTAGAAAAAAAAATATGGCCTTTAATTAATGCCAAACAATTAAAAGACAAAGCAATAACTAAATTTAATCAACTTTATAATAATATTAAAAATAATAAAGTTGATCATGATGAAATTAAATTTAATTTGAATGAAAATATAAAAACACAAATTATAACAAGCTCAGATTTTGATACTTTTATTCAAAATTCCGATATATTAAATAATAATATTGGTTATTATTTACAAAACAGAGGTCTAAATATCGAAAGACTTGTTAATGATGAAACTAAAATTAAAAATTTATTACAATCAGAAAATTTTGATCAGGTAGCTTTTAATTTGTATATTGAAGCTGAATATTTAAAAAATACCATGAATAGTATAAATATGAATTTTGATACTTTTAAAGAAATACTACCTAAATTTATTCACGAATTAACACTTACCAAAAATTCAAGTGATATCATATTAAAATATTTAGTATAATTTGACTTTTAATATTACTTTTTTTATTTCTAATTTTTTTATATATACTATGAAATTAACTGACAAGTATAAAAAATTATTATTATTAAATACATTGTTAATATATGATATTGAAGCAAATCCAAATATAACAACTGATCGTAAAATATTAAATGCAGTACAAAAAAAAATTAAAAAATTAAAAAAACAAATTAAAAGAGAAAATATCACAAATATTTACGATGATATTATTGATGATCCTGATCTAGAAGAAGATGATGAAGAAGATGAAGAAGATGAAGATAATGAGGATGAAGATAATAAAGATGAAGAATATGGCAAAGATGAAAAAGAAGAGGAACCTAAACCTGAATCTGAATCTAAACCTGAACCTGAATCCAAACCGGAACCTAAACCTGAATCTGAATCTAAACCTGAACCTGAATCCAAACCTGAACCTAAACCTAAATCTGAACCTGAATCTAAACCTAAACCTGAATCTAAACCTGAACCTAAACCTAAACCTGAACCTGAACCTAAACCTAAACCTGAACATGAATCTAAACCTAAATCTGAACCTGAATCTAAACCTGAACCTGAATCTAAACCTGAACCTAAACCTAAACCTAAATCTGAATCTAAACCTAAATCTGAACCTAAACTTGAACCTAAACCAGAACCTAAATCTGAACCTAAACTTGAACCTAAAATCGAACTTGAACTTTATCATGAACCTAAACCTAAACATGAACATGAACTAGGCACAGAAACAGTAATCCAACCAATATCAAATATATATAATAATAGTTCCATCAAAGTATTATCATTTAATATTTCGTGGGAAGCTATGCTAGGCATTAATAATTTAGGTTTTAATTTATGTAAAGGTGATAGTGAAACATGTTTTAATAATATGGTTACATTTCTAAAAAATATAATGAATGAAAAATATGATTTTATATGTTTACAAGAAGCGGCCAAAAGTAGAGATATTTTTGTTGGAGCAAATAATAGTGATTTTGATTATCGCCATTGTGAAATTAAAAACAATGCAAATAAAGATGTAGAAATTATAACGATATATAATAAAAAATATAAATTAGATCCAGAAAATCATATGATTTATGGTAATTTAGCTACAAAAACTGATGTTAGGCCATTTTTGGTTTTATTTTTTAATAATAATTTATGTGTAATAAATATACATTATCCGCACAATAATAATAAAAATTTAGATTTATTATTCAATCAAATTGTGGATAAAATACAAAAAGAACAAAAAAATAATTTCATAAAAAAATTAAAAACATATGATATTATTATTATGGGTGATTTTAATACAAATTTAAATGATAAGGATCTCATATATACATTAGATGGTAAAAAAATGGTATTTACCGGCAGTACTAATAAGACAGCAAATTTGATAAATATAGACGATAATAATAATTACAATAATACGAGACAGAATATAGGAACTTGTTGTAATTCTAATACAGGTTTATATAACATAAATAATTCCACTGATACATTTAAAAATTTAGCTGGAACATTTGATAACATTTTAATAAAATCAGACTTTAATTTAACTCATTTAGGAACAAGTATTATAAATACGAAAATGCCAATTTCTGACCATGCGCCTGTTTCAGCAACATTATTATTTAGAAAACAGAATTCTATTAAAAAATATCCCTTAAATTTGTATAATTTCACAAATGAAAATATTCAACAAACTTGTTTTGTAAATTCATCTTTACAAATTATAAATTGTATTTTAATCAATTTAAATAATGATAATTATAATGAAATAATTAATATTAATGACGAACATAATATATTTCATAAAATCAAAAATTATTCTGATAATAAAACAAACGTAGAGGATTATATTACTTTATTAAAAAATATATGGGATATTTTTTTAATACCATATAAAAAAGGAACTCAAAATGATACAGTAGAATTTTTCTTGCATATTTTAAATAATATGTATGAATATAAATATAATGACGTATCATTTATTAATATTTTTAAAAAAATATTTAATATTGAATTATCAACTTTTGCTTCTAACAATAAGGTAAATTCATATACTACATCGATTATAACGTATTCAGGAGGTGAGGAAGAAAATGAAAAATTATTTGAATGGTATCCAAATTATTTGATTAATTGGCATAAATCAACAGTATGGGATGATGATGATATTAAATATTCATATCAAGCTTCGTATAATGATATTATAATGTTTAATACTAATATACAAAAAAATAAATATATCATTAATAACCTAACATATAAAGATGATCAACATGATTATATATTAGTTGGTCTAAATATTCACTTGGGAGTTAGTCATATGTCAGGTCATTATGTAGCGTTAGTAAATATAAATAATATTTGGTTCTCGTGTGATGATAATAACATTACTGAAAATATAGATATAAAAAGTTATTTAAACAAAATGAATGATTGCACTTATAGGATGTTGATTTATAAAAAATTGTAACTAAATTAATTCAAATTTATTCAAAACTTGATATATGTCTAATCTTTTTTTATAATCATTATGAATCATCATTAACAATAAATTTAAATCACAACATGTAGATATTTTTTTAAAAAATAAAATATCTTCGATATTAAAGTCTTTATCAAAATCTAATTTATCATTTGTTATTTTAATATAATTATCTAAATGAATACTATTACTAATGGTTTTTAATTTATTTAATATCTCAATACGTTCATAGTTAGTAGAAAAACGATAATTTAATTCAAAATAAATAATCCCTAATGAATAAATATCGTATTTGTTCGTAAATTTTTTTTTTGCATACTCAGAAGGAGTATATATTTCATTTGTATATTGTGAATTTCTAGATAAATTTATAATTGTTTTTGACAAACCAAAATCACCAACTTTTATAATATATTTATTATTTTCGTTATTTATAAATATATTTTGCGGAGTAAAATCAGCATGTATTATATTGTTATCATGTATATATTCTAATGCTTTTATAATTTGGTAAAATATTGATGCATTAATTTGATTATTTATAGGAACATTATTAAAATTCCTATAATCCATATAAGATTTTAATGACATTTGACATAATTCCATCTGTATGTATATTGTATATTTTGTGTCATTCGTAGTATTAATTACAATGTCTTTTACCTTGTTTTTATTACTAATAAAATCACCTCTATTATCATCACTAATATCGTCCCTTTCATCATCACCACTACTATCACCACTATCGCCACTACTAACGCCACTACTAACGCCACTACTATCGCCACTACTATCGCCACTACTATCGCCACTACCATTAATACTACTATCGCCACTACCATTAACACTACTATCGCCACTACTATTAGCACTACTATCGCCACTACTATCATCAGTAATATATATATTATCATAACCATCACTTAAAAATGCTTCATCACTACTATAATATTCTTGGCCACCAATTTCGATCCATCCATTATAATATCTTACTATATTAGGATGATTTAATTTTGCCAACAATATGATTTCGTATAAATAATTATTTAATTTGTTATTATTTGGACTGAATATTTTTTTAATAGCATATTTATTTTGGTCTAATTTGGAATACACCATATAAACTTGGCTAAAACCACCTGATCCAATTTTAGATAATTCTATAAAATCTGAATAATATCTACTATTTTTATCTACTTGATTATTTATTGTATATTTTATCATGTCACCATAAAAATTTTTTAGATTTTCTTTGTCGTAATGTAATAATATAAAATTTTGATTATAAAACATATTATTGTAATTAATAATTTTATTATCATTGGAAATTATAATTTTACTATCATCAGAAATTATAATTTTGTTTCCAGCTAGTTCATCATCATAATTTGTAATTTGGTTGTTATTTTGATTAAAGTTTTGTTTTTCTATATTTTCTAATAATGTTAAAATATTCTTTTCTCTTTTTGTAAAAGAATTTATTAAGAAATTTTTATCAATTGTTATTCCCAAATGATTTATATAATTATAAATATTGTTTAATGGTTTATTCTGTAATTTATAAATATATTCCAATAGCGAAATTATAATAATATCTTTGTCCATTATATTTTTTTTATAATTGAAAAGAATATATATTAAATAATTATTTTCAATTTTATTTATTAAAATAAATTATTCAATCAAAAAATGAAATAAATTATTTAATCATAAAATAAAATAACATATATATATATACATATAATAAGTATGCGATGTATAAATTGTAATAAACAAAGCGGAAATTTTTCAGACTTGCCGAATCAAAATGATTTAAAATTGTGTATTAATTGTTATTTTGATTGTATGATTCCTTATAAATCTATTCAAAAAAAATTAGCAGTTCCGGAAGCATTATTATTAAAGTTGAATATCATGAAACTTGAATGGCATAATAGATATTATAAATATTATTGGCCAGACATCGAAAAATATTTTGGAGATGTATCTGATTATACTAAAATTATTGCTAAATGTTCAGAAATAAAAAAAATTTTAAAAGATCTAATTAAAAAAACTACAAGTGATTTAATATTAAATGATAAATATTTAAAATCATTAAACATATATGACAAGATATTTTTATACGCAAAAAGTGCCGATAGTTATTCAAGTGCCAATGAAATATATATTAAATATATAAGTCCCGATTTATTACATAAAAGAATATACATTCAAAAAAAAAAAATTATTGACACTTTATTAGAAAGTTTATTTGGCAAAGATCACATATTTTTATTAGAAAGTGAATATTATTTAGAATTATTAACGTTGTCTGACATAGAAAAAAAACAAAATAATAATCTAAATTTTATGGCCACGATAAATAAAATAGAATCTGAATATGACATATTATGTAATATTATAGAAAATAGATTAATGCAACAAGAAATTTATAAATTAATAATTAATACAATAAGTTATGAAAATAATATGCATTTAATTTATAAAAAATATCAAAATAGCTTCAAAAAATCAAATAACAAAGAAAAAAATGATTATGATATAAATATTATTAAAAGAGACTTAATGATAATGAACCGGATAATATGTGTTTATAATTTAATAATAAAAATAAGTTCGAATGAATATTTTATTACGAAATTAAAAAAAGGTAATCAAAATATTATATTATATAATATTTTGTTTAATACTTTTTGTGATCCAGGAATTCTATATTATATAAATAGTGGTCAAACAGAACATCTTAATACAGAACAAATTAATTTAGAATTAGAATATCCAAATACAGATAAATTAACTAGTATTGAAAAAAAAATTATTAATACATTATATACATTAAATAAAAAAATATACCGAGAACCATTTAATGTTTTGTATTTAGATCATAATAATATCAAAAAATATGGATTTTTAATATATGGTAATAATGAATTATTTAGACTATTAACATCTAGGTCTAATAAAAGTTATTTGTGTTATTATGAAAATGACTTACAAAAATCTTTTAATAAAAAATATTATTATTTATTATGTGAATAAATTAATATAAATGGGTAATAATATTCCAAAAAATTATCGTTGCGAAATATGTTTAAGTAAATATTCATTAGTTAGTAATTGTTTTTATAGGTATGATCCTGTAAATAAAATATTTAATCAATGTAATTATAATAATAAAAAAATAATCAAATTAAACAGTTATACATTAAAACATGTTCCAAATAATAAAAAACCAAAAATATTCATCATATGTAAAAAATGTTTCGATCGCTTAATATATTATAGAACTTTTGAATATGATTAAGCTATTAATTTTGGAAAAAAAAATGAAAAAAAAAATTTATAATATACCTTATTTACATTCATGTAATTATTAAATATATAATCATTAAATATACATATTAATGGAATCTGACTATAACAAAAAATTCTTAACAATGAATATGAATAATTGTAAAATTCGACTTGACAAAAATTTGAACTATATTCAAGATCCATCGTGTCGAAATATAAAGCAATTATTTAGTTTTTTGGCATTAGGTAATGATAAAATATCAATCTATAATTCATATGTTGAAACTTTTGATACTAAAAATATTATGCATGGAAAAATTATTGCGTACAACGAAAAATCGGGTCCAAAATACGCACTTACAGCGTATTACATTTTAGAAACACAAGATGATGTATCATATTTCGAGAAACAACGTGGTCATGATAATTATTGATCTTGATTTTTTTTAATTTTAAAGAATAAATAATAAATAATTAACATGCTTTTTACTTTATTTTTATATTAACCATGATTTAGTTTTTTTATCAAAGTAGTATATTTTTTTATATAAGAATACAAAATTATTATTATGTAATAAATACCTTTGTGATAGCATGGTAACACATATGAAAAAAAAATTGAAAAAAAAATTTGAAATGTATAAAAAAATCATTTTTTTTTTTGATAATTGTGATGTTTTTTATATTTATATATACTTAAAAAGTTAATAAGACTATAAAATGGACATCGTATTTAGAAAAAAAATGAAAAAAAAATTTATAATATACCTTATTTACATTCATGTAATTATTAAATATATAATCATTAAATATACATATTAATGGCATCTGACTATATCAAAAAATTCTTATCAATGAATATGAATAATTGTAAAATTCAACTTGACACAAAATTGGACTATACTCAAGATCCATCGTGTCAAAATCTAAAGCAATTATTTAGTTTTTTGGCATTAGGTAATGATAAAATAAAAATCTATAATTATTTGTGTGAAACTTTTGATACTAAAAATATTATACATGGAAGAATTATTGCATACAACAAAAAATCGGGAGAAAAATACGCACTTACAGCGTATTACATTTTAGAAACACAAGATGATGTATCATATTTCAAGAAACAACCTGGATATGATAATTATTGATCTTGATTTTTTTAAATTTTAAAGAATAAAATAATAAATAATTAACATGCTTTTTTACTTTATTTTTATATTAACCATGATTTAGTTTTTTATCAGTATATTTTTTAAAATATATGTTAGAATTATAATAAAAATCGAAATAAGCAAAAAAAAAATTTTGTTTGATGAAATATATTTTGTTTATTGAAAATTTAACAAATTACATACAAAAAAAAATGAAATTTAAACATTACAAATACTATATATTTAAATTAACATAATATAATAATAATAATGGATTCATATATATATTATGCAAATGTTCAAACAGGAGCATCAATAATAGCATCTTTAACTTTTCTAATTTTATCAAGTATATTATTAAATTTAAAATATTCAGCAGCTAACACATGGTTTAATAATAGTATATTTCTAGGTATTCCAAGTTTTGTAGGATTTTATATACTATTATTATGTACTAATGCATTAGGATCAACAACACCAACATTAGGTATTACTATAATATGGTATATTTCACTTCTATTAGCTAATTTACAATTTACTACTTTTATAACAGGATTAATTATACATAGATATAATCCAAATTTAGAAACTCTTTCAATAAATACTGAAAATAAAATAATAAAAAAAAGTTTAATTTTATGGATAGGCATAACATGTTTAACACAGTTATTAATAATTGGAATTGTCATATGCATATATTTAGTTTAATTTTATGGATATGATACATAAATCGTTTATATTTGAGATTGTTATTTGCATAATTTAGTTTAATTTTTTTTATAAATTATTAGTAAAATTTAATTCTGATACACAAGATATATTTTTAGGTTTAATTTTTTTTAATGTTTTATTATTGTTCAATTTTAATAAAAAGATTATGCAAACATTATTTTATTTATCATATTATCATTTATAAATAATTATCCTTTACAATATACAAAAGATCATATGAAATATAATAATATATTAAAATAATTAATCTTTTTGATAATTAAACTAATTCATGAGCATTAAATAATAAAAAAATTGAAAAATAGTTTTAAAAATAAAGCTACATAATAGTATTATATATAATATAAACTTTGATATAATGACGAGTTATTCAGACAAATTAAAAAAAAATTTGATTTCCGAAGACATATGTCAAAGTTTAGAAAATAACGAACCTCAAGTTTCAAAAAATTACCAACATAATTATCAACATAATAATCAACAGAATAATTACCAACAAAATTACCAACACAATAATTATCAACAAAAAAATTACCAAAGTAATTATCAACAAAAAAATTATCAACAAAAAAATTACCAAAATAATTGTCAACAAAAAAATTATCAACAAAATAATTATCAAAAAAATAATTATCAAAATAATTATCAACAAAATAATTATCAACAAAATAATTATCAACAAAATAATTGTCAACAAAAAAATTATCAACAAAATAATTATCAAAAAAATTACCAACAAAATAAATACCAACTTAACCAACAAAATAACAATTATAAAAATAACAAAATTCAAACTGAAGTAAAAAAACCGTTTAACAAATCTTCTGATCCCGAGGCATATTATAAATATAAAATAACAAGTAATATAAATTATTTAAAACATTTACATCTCGTAAGTGATTTTGGAAAAGACAAATCAATATTATACAAAGATATACAATTAGGATTAACTACATTAAATATAATAACAAATATTAAATCTGAAATAAAGACAATTAAACTAGAAAACAAAACCATAACTGAACAATTATCAGAAATTAACGACATTAATAATGCTTTAAATAAAAATAGGTTTTATTACAATTTTTTGTTTCATGGATTTGATAAAACAAAAATATTTGACGATGAATTTGTTAACCAATTTATTAATAAACTGGATGGATATATTAATAAAATTATAGATAAAATTAAAATTATTTCTACAAGTATTCAAAAATTAAATACAAAAACAGGTAATGATCTTACTATAAATTCTAATAGTACTTATCCTCTTTTATCAAAAATAATGTGGTTAGATAATACAATAGATATTGAAGTTATAAAAGAATTGATAAATATATGTAAGCCAATAGATTATAATTTATTACAAAAAAATATGGGTGAAAATACTTTTAATTCTTTAAAAGTAGCACATAAAAAAAATATTATAAATAGTGATACTTATTCTGATAGATTAAATATGTTATTACAAGTTTTAGATAATTTTGATTTAAATATATGTTTAAAAATGGTAAATGGTATAATTAGTGAGATTACAGACCAAAATTTTGAATCTAAATTTATGCAAATGAAAATATTAATAAAATTATTTCCCATAGAAATAACTGAAGAATTTACTATAAAATTAATATATAATTTTTCATGTGGTCAATTTAATGAAAATACCTTTTCAATATGTGATAATTATATAAACAAGGTAGCTTTTATATTGGGAAATATTTTTACCTTGTATAATTCTAGTTTAGATATACCTCGTTGTTACTTTAAAAACTTTGAAACCAATTTGATTATTGATTTGGAAAAGTATAAATCAATTATATATGATACTTTAACTAATCAAATGACTGAATTATTAAAAAAATGTTCGGACAATTTTAATGTTATGTATAAATGCAATATATATTCTATTTTGCAAGTTTTATACAGTTTGTCAAAATATTTTTCGGATGCAATTAATATTTTAAATAATAACTTGGATATGATAGATAATTCAGAATTACACGTAGATGAGAAATTTGAATTATTAACATTCTCAAAATATTTGACGACGAATATGATAATAAAATATTATAAAACAGGTCAATTAAACAAAAAAAATGTATTCAAAATAATAGATACATTATTAGGCAAAAATTATAGTATACAAGATTTAGAAAATCATATTAACAATAATCTAGATTTTAAAAAAAATATTATTAACGATAATAATAATAATAATAACTGTATTAACGTTAATAATAATATTAATAATGATAACTGTATTAACGATAATAATAATAATAATACTAATACTAATATTAGTAATGAAGATGATATAAAAATACAAGTTTTAACTGAATATAATAAAACGGATATAGAAGATGAAAATAATTACGAAGACATTGAATATACTATTACAAACATTATAAAAAAACAAGATCCTGTATTGATATTTTATAATGTATTAATAGAATTATTAGAAAAAAATGTAGATGATAATATAATTAATAAAATATTAAATATATTTAATATAAAGGATAAAAAAAATATATTAAAAAAAGCATTTAATTATGCTAATTTAAATATTGATAGTCCTATAATAAATAATAAATGTGAGAAAATACTATCATATTATTAATTTTTTTATTTATAACAGATAGTATGAATATCTGAAGGTATTCCATACGCATCATTAATAGAAATTTTAATAGATATACATTTTTTTAAGAAATTATTATCTTTATACATAGATAATTTATTTAAATCATTAACAGTATTAACATTTTCATCAAAAATTAAACCATTATTAAATATATATATGATACGACCAACATCATTCCAAACAATAATAGGAATGTCATATATTTTTGACAAGACATAATATTCAACAACACAATTTGTATTACTATTTGTTTCGTTGCTTAACATACTAATAAATTTTATGATAATTTTTTTGATTATTTTTTTATCGGTTGGATTCTTAGGAAATTCTGTCCCTGTAATATTTTTATTAATATGATCATATAAATTTGTGGTAATATCTTCAAAATTATTATAATTATTTAACCAATTTATTATAGAACTTCTAAAATAATAAACCATATCAGTTTGTATATCACTATAATAACCTAAATTTTTGGCTTTTAGATTATATAAACTATTTTTTACCCAATAATAACCATTAGAATAAGCTCTCAAAATGGTATTATTATTTTCTAAGATTTTTTGTATTATCATATCGGTTAAATCTTTTGGATAATATATACTATCAATTTCATCAGTTTTTAAATTAGTTAATACTTTTGACATTTTTTCTTGACCGAAAATATTATGTAATATTTCTCTAAAGTTTTTATTTGCATCATTTATAATATATTGTTCTTTTCTAAATATATAATTGTCAGGACTAACAATATCAGTAATGTAATAATTACCAATATTAAATATTTCAAAACATTTTTGAGAAAAATCTAAAAATTCACTAGTAATACGATTAATAAATATTATTAATAATTTTTCAGTCGTAGTAAATAAACAAGAATCATTAGACCAATTACAATGTATAGAATTCATACATTCTTGTTGATTTTTATGTATTTCACAACTTTTTCTATAATTATCAATAGCATAATTATCTACTTTTTTTTCTTTACTAGTATTTATAAATTTATTAGTTTTTGGAATTTTTATTGTTTTGTTATTAACATTAATATTATTTTTAAATATTTCATATAATTTTTTACTAGTTATTTTATACATAATATCCAATATTGTATTTTTCTTTTCAATGAATTCTTTTTTCTTGTCCATTATTAAATCTATGAATAATTTTTTTAATTCTTTATTTGTTTCTTTATTAATAAAATTACTGAATTCAAACCTAAATAATTGATAACTTTCTTCTTCATAATTATTTTTACTAATTTCATTCATTCTTTTGTCTTTATGTAAAACTTTATTAATATGTCCCGTTTCATCAATTTCACAATTTAATAAATCTTCATCAATTTTATCGTATAACTGTTTATGTTCTATAACAAGTTTTTTATCTTTTAAATCATTTTTACTAATTAATGTTTCAATTACAGGAACAGACCCGTGAGTCATTGTAATAATACCAATTACAGCCACTTTATTATCAGTATTTTTCTTAGTATCAATATATACACCCATAGGTTTTACGTTAATTTGTTTATTACTTTTATTATACAAATCATTTAATTGTGAATACATCGTATTAAAATCTATTTTATTTTTTGTATGTATTTTCGGTTTGATTGGATATTTATGGTTTGTTCCTGATGGTAATACAGGTATGATAGTATTATTGTTTGTTATAATATAAACACATTTATATTTATTATCTATAACTTGTATATTAGGTAAATAATCTTTTGTATTATTTTTTTTGGAAATATCAAGTAATGTTTTTATTATCATTTTATTCGTTTGTTGTTTAACTGATAAATATGATGAACAATTTTTATTATAAAAATCTAGGACGTGATTTACATAATTATTGGCTTCATCTTTGTATTTGAAAATAAAAGTGTTATCAATAGTTTTAGAATTGATATCTTGTTTTATCCCTAACACTAAAGGATAATAAAATGTTCCCTCCCTTATTAAAAATACATTATCTCTTTCTGTATCGATTAAATAATCATCATTTTCTTGATTTTGACACATAATATTAAAATCTTCCAATGTTTTTTCTCTTTCCAAATCATATTTAAAAACTAGTGTTTTTTTATCAAATACAAAAGTATTCAAACCTTTTTTAGAAACTATACCGGGCAACGAACATATATCTCTTATGTATTCATATTCCAAAATATTATTTTCCAAATACTCGATATATTTATCAATTGTAATAAATTTACCTCTAATATCTCCGTTATTTAGATAATTAAATATATTTTCATTAATGGTATTTTTAATTTTATTAATTATTTTTTCTGCCGTTAATCCAAAAGGAAAGCCAATTGATTCTAAAATTGCCTTTTTATTTTGTTCAGTTCCATATTTAAAAAAGTATCCGTCTGTATAAGATAAATAATGTTGTTTTTTTACTATTTTATTACCAAAAAATGTATTTAAGAAGAAATTCAAATATAAAGGTAGATACGCATATCTATTTTCTTGAACTTTATATGTATTTTGTAATATATATAATGGTTCACCTAAAGCCAAAGGTGTTTTAGGTATTAATGCGTCATCGGTATTTTTATTTGATCTAATATTATCTAATAAGATTGATATTTTTTTACTATTTTTAGAATCAAAAGGATCTCTTTTGTAACAACAAGGCATAGGTAAATTATAAGGATTATCTCCTTTTAATAATATACCAACATATGTATATTCGCCATTTTCTTTTGGATTACAAGAAAAATATAATTTGTTTTCTTCTTCTCCAGAACTTAAATTTAAAGCTTTTATTATTATAGTTTCGGTTTTTCCTTTTCTAGTTATTTTAACTTTTTTTTCATATAATTTTAATTCTTCATTAAATTTAAATCCATTTGCTAATAATTCATCTTCAGAATGATATTGTACAGGTTGTCTTTTCTTATTAGGTCCAGAATTTTGGCACAATCTTGACCATTGATTTTGACCTTGAGTAGGTTTAAAACCAAGACGATCTTTATCATTACTGATTGCTTTTTTAAGATTTTTATACATATTTTCAGTATTAACAATTTCGATAACTTTATTTCTTCTTTTAGCAATATTAGTTATCAATGATAATTTGTTTTTAAGTTCTTGTCTTTCAGGTATTTTAAATAAATATGTTTCTATATACAAAAATAACAAAATATTGGTAAATAATATGATTCTTTCTAATTGAACGCGATTCCTCGCTCCAGCAACACGAATTTTATATCTTTCTTCTTGTTTTCCTTGTATATCTATACTTATACCAGGTGGTGTATATTTTGGTATTTCAGAAATAGGTTTTAATACTTTTCTAGATTTTTTGATACTAGTATATTTATTTTTAACATTATCTATTATTTTTTGTGTTTTATCAACAGTTAGATTAAATTGAGCACTAATTTCATTTAATAAAAATGTATCATTAACATTAAAATGTCTTAATAAAAATAATATTCGTTGTTCAATTTTGTTTTGATCTTCATAATTATTCATACGTTTATAACGTAAATAAGTTCCAAATTTACTATCATTTTCAGTTTTATATCCGGCACGTTTCTTTGGTTCAACTTGACAAACTACATATGGATAAAAATAACTTGCGAATTCAGATAAATCGTTATGATTAACCATAAATTTTTCAGGAATAAAATATTTTTGTAATGTATTTATAAAAGCAAATTTAAAATCATTAGGTGATGGATTGACGAATTTTAATGTATTATTTTCAGAATTTATTTTTTCAATTAATTCATTAATCAACTGATATGTTTTTCTAATATCTTGAAAGTTAGCTTTTTCTGATTCAGCCCATTGAGCTTTATATTCTATTTTTCCTGAATGATTTAAAGTAATTGATACATATTTGTCATCAGATAAATATTTTTTAATTTGTTCTTTTGATTCTTTTGCTAACAAAGTTTTTTTTTTATTGGTATTATTATCTGTTTCATTTTTTGATTTTGCATTTAAAAATATTTTAAATGTTATTCCAGGGGGTGCATTTTCAAACCATTTCCTTAAAATAATATTAGAAATTATCGATTTTGATAATCTAGAAATTTCAGGTATGGATGTTTTAAAAATAGTATCCCCATTTTCTTTTTTATATTGTATAAAAGGATATTTTTTATCTGTAACAAATAAATCAAAAATTTTAAATAATTCTAATCTTCCTTGAGTTAATTGCGTATCTAAATGTATAACTGCATTTATAATATGAGGGTCGCCAAAATATTTTTTATATTTATCATCTTCTTTAATTTTTTCAATATTGTTCATAATTTCATTTTCCATAATTGTGTCATTTTTCAAAGTCTCATAATTTTTCATTATTTTATTTAATTCTAAAGTTTTTTGGTTATTTAAAAATTTAAAAATATTTTTAATATCATCACTCTTAAGTTTTACAAAATATAATCTAAAATAAACATCTATTAAATTTTTAGTTTCTTCTTCATTTGCTGTATAATTTTGACCAAGTTCATTATAAATATCAATTAAATATAATTCATTATTATTAATAAATTCTTTATAATCTTCTAATAATAAATTTTCATCATCTTGCCATTTTATCCTAGATCCATATTTTTTAATATTATCTTTTAGTATTTTTAAAGGACCTCTTAATTCTTCATAATATTTTATATTATAATTAGGTTCTACATCAATTGTTAAAATTTCACTTCTTTTAATCCATTTTTGGCCAATCATTACTTTTTTAATTTCATTTTCGTGATAATATTCACTAAATAAATATTGTCTAGATGGTAAAATAAAAGCATTTTTATCAAATTTAGGATTATTTATTATTGAACAAGTAATTTTTCTTTTAATTGTTTTAATAGTATCATCAGGATATATAAATTGATTTTTAATGTATTTTTTATCAAATATATTTTTTAAATTTTCATCATAATTAATATTATCTTTACTTGTATCAAAATCTACATAATATTTTTCTTTTTTATTATTTTTAATTGCTTCATTTAACATTTGTTGTGTTTTTTCAATATTTGTATCTATGTCTACATCATTATTATCAAATAATGATTCAATATCATCCATTGATATTTCATTACTAGAATCGTCTTCATTAAAATCAATTTCTATATCTTCCTCTTCTTCTTTAATTTCACTATCTTCATCTCCTCCTTTTTGTAATAATGTTTCAATAGTTTCTATATTATCTTGAGTTTTTTTGGGTTTTTTATAATATTTTTCAATATCGTCGATGTCGAATTTTCTTTCTTTTTTCTTTGTTTGTAAATTTATGTTTGTAAATAATGAAGAAATATTTTCATTTAATGTCGTATTAAAATCTATTTTTAATTCATCTTTACCTATATTATATTCTTTCCTATTTTTATCTTTTCGTAATTTTTCTCTTAATGATTTTTCTTCATAAGAATATTTTACTAATGTTTTTGTAATTTCTAAAATATTTAAATGTTCGCTAAACCATTGGTCGCCATATATTTTTTTTATTTGCTTGCCTAATGTTTCATTTTCGTTTATTTTACCTATACAATAATTTAAATGATATGAATTAAAAAAATATTTATACCATTTTATACCATAGTATTTTTCTAACTCACTATATTTACTTTTATCTATTTCAATTAAGGTATCAATAAAAGATAAATCTTTAATATGTTCCAATATTTTGTATATCTTGTCATTTACATTACCTACATATATATATGTATGATGTTGTATGTGTCTATTATTATTCTTGTATCTAAATATTATTTTAATTGGTTCGTTCATATATGTATATATATGTATATATATAAGTCTTTAAAAAAAAAATGAAAAATAATTTTTAAGGTATATATATGATTATATATATATTATCAAAATATATATAAACAATGGAAAACTATCAATTTAGCGCTGAAATCAAACAATTATTGAATATTATTATCAATTTCTTGTATTCTGACAAGGAAATTTGTATTAGGGAATTGATATCTAATTCTTCAGATGCATTGGAAAAATTAAAAACACATAATTTATTAAATAACAATTCTAATAATAATAAATATGAAATTTATATTACGCCAAATACTGAAGAAAGAACACTAACTATTCGTGATTTTGGTATTGGTATGACTAGGGATGAATTGATTGTGAATTTGGGAACCATTGCAAAAAGTGGAACCCGTGATTTTGTTGAAAAATTTATGCAAAATAATAAAAAGGAAAATAACATGATTGGTCAATTTGGAATTGGTTTTTATTCTTCTTTCTTGTTAGGTAATAAAGTAGTAGTAAAATCTAGATCAGTTACAAGTGATCTAGTTCATAATTGGTTTTTGGATTTTGAAACTAGTGCTGATACTTTTAATGTAGAATTAGTAGAAGATCCCGATTTCCAAGTAGGAACCGAAATTACTATCTTTATTAAAGATGGTGAAGAAAAGTTTTTAGATGATAAATTATTGAAAGAAATTATTAAAAAACACTCGGAATATACTAATTATCCTGTTTATCTTTTTTCTACTGTTACAGAAGATGTAAAAGATGCTAAAGATACTAAAGATGAAGATTCAGAAGATGAATCAAAAAATGAAGATGCCGATGATGATCAAAAAGAAAAAAAAGAAAAAGTTAAAAAAACAAAATCTGAATATTTACAAATAACAACTAATATGCCTTTATGGAGATTAAATCCTCAAGATATTACTAAAGAACAATATGACCAATTTTACGATAATTATTGTAAAATAAATAATAAAAAAAATAATGGTTATCATCACGTAATTCATTTCAAGGCAGAAGGAACATTAGAATTTACTAGTTTAATATATATACCAATATTAAATAAAGTTGAACCAAGATTAGATAAAAAAACAAAAATACAATTATATATTAAACGAGTTAAAATTATTGACACTGATAAATTTTTGCCAACATATTTTAACTTTGCAGAAGGTTTGGTAGATTCTGATGATTTAACAGTAAATGTATCACGTGAATTATTACAAAATGATGCTAGATTAAAAACTATTGGTAAAACAGTTCATAAAAAAATTATTGATAATTTACTACAATTTTCAACTAATGAACCTGAAAAATATCAAACATTATATGAACAATATAGTAAATATTTTAAATTAGGTTATCATGAAGAAAAAAATGATTCACTTAAAGAAAAATTAGCTTCATTGTTTTTGTTTAATTCATTAAAACATCTAAATGAAAAAATTACGTTTGATAAATATATTTCTGAATTACAACAAGAACAAAAGAAAATATATTATCTATCGGGTAGTTCTAATTCTACTATTGAAAAATCAGAATTTTTGCTAGGAATTAAGAAAAAGAATTATGATGTATTATTCATGTCAGATAATATTGATAGTTTTGTAATGATGACATTAAAAACATATAAAGATCATCCTTTCGCTGATATTTCTAAAGAATGCCAAGATTTAACTAGTGATATTTCTGAGGAAACTATAAATAATTATAAAACATTATGTGAATATATGCAAAAGAAATTAAGCAATAATGTATCTAAAGTTGTTATTACTAAACGTTGTATGAATCCTGAAAGTGTTGGTTTGATTATTGGTAGTGAATATGGTTCTAATGCTCAAATGGAAAAATTACAAAAATATCAAGCTTTGGGTGAATCTGAAAATCCCTTATTGAAATTTATGAAAAGGATGAAAACTTTAGAATTAAATTCAGAAAATATGTTGATACAAAAAATGTGTACATTATATAATACAAATAATTATGACATGTTAGATAAATTAATCACTGTTGTGTATTCATCCGCCTTAATTAATTCAGGATATGAATTTGATAATTCAGTAGATGAACAAAATCCAGTATCAGAACAACAAATATATGTTAATACAGTTTTACAATTATTATATAATAATATTTTACATGATGTTGAAAAAAGTCAAGTTTCTGATGTAAAAGAAACAAATAGTGATAATAATACTAATCATAATGACGATAATAATGACGATAATGATGATACTAATGAATTATATGGCGATAGCGATTCTGATAATTAAATAATTAATTTATAATTGAATCAGATATAAACAATCCGCAATATTCCTTACCATTTATTTTATAATTTTCATATTGATATATATTAATATTAATTGCTTCTTTAGTAAAAAATTCAAAAATCTCTTTAAATAAATCCGTATGACCTATTTCCGGACAAGCAATATGTGATAATTCATGAATTACTACATACATAATTGTATTAATATCATGTAGTTTATTATTTTTTTTAGATCTTAAACAAAATACTAAATATTTACCTTTATTATATGTATAACTCGTAGATTTAAAGTTATCATTATTTTCATAAATTTGTGTATTTTTTAATCTCTTGTTTAATAATTCTATGTATTTTTTATTTTCTTGTAAACTATTTAAATGATTTTTAAACTTTATAATATTTTCATCTATTAAAGCCAATAAATTTGCAGCTTGTTCTTTATTTTTAATATTTTGAACAAGGTAATATTTATTATTAATGTCAGATTTAATGAATACTAATTCAGTAAAATTGCTTTTATTGTACAAGTATATACATATGATAATTAAGAATATAAATACAAGATATATTATAGTCATAAAATATTTTTAATATATAATATTATTTTATAAACATTTTTAATATATAAAATAAAATTTCTTTTTATTCTATATATAAAATTTATTAAGTATATATATAATGGGAAATTACAATCAAAAACCTGAAAATGTCGAAGCAAATGTTAAACAAAATATGCAATATCCTAAAACTAAAATAACTGGTCGTGATGTTCATAATAATATTGTCGCATTATTTAAAAATACTGAAACTAAATCCGGAGGGGATTATTCGGACTCTGATGGCACAGCAACAAATTTTTATTTGAATGCGAGTTTAAAAGATACTACACAAATTCCTACACGTAGAAATAGATATGCCAAATATGAAAAAGAAATTAACGATTTTCTAAATGGAGGAGGACCTTTACGAGATTCAGATATTAATGGTGATGGTACGGATATTAATGATGATGATACAAATAAATTATTTGACGGGGTAATCGAAAACTATGCTGATAATAGTGATATTGATGAATATGGTTGCGGATGTCAAAATTATAATAATTTAAATGGTGGAAAACATGATTCATCAGAACATGGTTTCTTCTATTCTACCGAAAGTAGCATAACTAGTTCATTAAGTGATGCAACAAAATATATAGTAGAAAAAGCCGAAGAAGCAATGGATGTTGTTCAAAAAACGTTTGAATCTGTATATGATTCTGCCAAAGATACTTTAGGATTTTCTAGCACGAGTGATAATAATAATTCAAAATTAGGTCAAGATGTATCAACTACAAGTTCTGAAAATACTACAAGTTCTAGTTCTAGTTCAAGTTCTAATTCTAATAACATGTCTACTGTTTCTTCAACTAGTAATATTAATTCAAGTTCTTCAAAAGGAGGCAAAAAACACGGAATGAAAATAATGCCTTTTTATTCTTCAACTACTACTGAATATCCTATGCCAAATAACAAAAGAAGATATTAATAAAAATATTATTAAAAAAAAACATGTTAAAAAATATTAACAAAAATTAAAATATAAAAAAAATCATTTATTTATTATTTTTTGTGATCATTATTGCTATTTTATATTACTTATATTTGCATTACTTGTTTTTGTATTACTTATTTTGTATTACTTGTTTTTGTCGGTTTTGTATTACTTGCTTTTGTATTCGTCGTTTTTACATTACTTGCTTTTGTTATTATTGTTGTTTTTGCATCAGTTGCTTCTGTTGTTTTTTCCTCAGTTGCTTTTTCCTCAGTTGGTTTTTTATCAGTTGCTCTTAAATTAATTGTTTTTGTATTTGTTGTTTTTGCATTAATTGTTTTTGTTTTTGTATTTGTTGTTTTTGTATTAGTTGCTTTTGTATCAGTTACATCAGTTGTATCAGTTGATTTTTTCTCAATTTCTTTTTCCTTAGTTGCTTTTGCATTAGTTTCTTTTGTTGTTTTTGCAACAGTTGTTTTTGTTGTTTTTGCATCAGTTACTTCTGCATCTATTGTTTTTTCCTTAGTTGTTTTTGCATTAGTTGCTTTTGTTATTTTTGCAACAGTTGTTTTTACATTAGTTGCTTCTGCATCTGTTGTTTTTTCCTTAGTTATTTTTGCAACTATTGGTTTTGTTGTATTGGTTGTTTTAATTTTATTGTTTATTATTTTTCTTGTTATTTTCCTAGTAGGTTTAATTAACGGAGTTTTTATATTTGATAATTTATCAAAATTGCTTTCTTCATCTGAATCATCGTCATTCGTATTTTTAGGTTTAAAAAACGAAGTTATAGGTCTTAATTTTTGTCTTCTATTAGTTTCTATCATTATTACTTTTAAAAATAATCTTTCAGGATTTTTATCAATTAGATCTAAAAATTGTAATGTTGGATTCATTATTTGTTTAGTAATATAAACAAGATAATCAAGTTGTAATTTATTTTCTATAATATATTCTCTATTTTCTATTATTTCGCCCTGTTTTAATTTATGACTATTTGGTTTAATTATATAAGCATATTGAATTCTATCACCTATTTGAGGTTTATTACCTGGATCTCTTAAAGCCATACGATCAGCTAATACTACATGAGCTATACTTGTTCTATCTGCATAAGTTCCTTTTAATGTTTTCGAAATTACGAATTTTTCTAAAAGATATTTATTAGACAATATTTTATTTAATTCATTTTCTACATAATTCAAAGCCCCTTGAGGAGAATGTTCATTTAATAATTGATCTACTACGCCACCAACTACAATTTTTACTATTATTGCATTATCACGTCTCTTTAAAACTATACCCATGGATTTTTGAAAACATATATCTGGATTCCTTTCATATAAATATCCTACATATCTTTTTTTTGATAATATTGCAAACGGCCATAATGTTTTTTCATATTGCAAATTATGAGGGGGAGGTTGAATTACGTTTATTATTGCTGAAGTTAGAATACCTAACCTAATACTCATTTTTAACGCATCCTTATTTTGCAAATTTTCAAGCGTGATACTATTTTTAATATCATATTTTATAAAAACACTATCAGTATCACCATATATACAAATTGGTTTAATACTGTATTTAATATTATTATAATTTAAAATATTAACAAATTCGTTAAAAGTCCATTCTATAAATTCTTCTCTATTAGTATATTTTTTATCTTTAGAATAATCATTAAAAGCATTAACATTTAAATTATAATCACAAAATAATAATTCATTATCACATAAATTATCATCAAATAATTTATTAATTCTTTCTTTATAATTAGCAAAATTATTATCAAAAGCACAAGTTGCTAACTCTGCAAATACTTTTTCTACAAAAGTTTTTGCCCCTAATAATTGTTCTCTACCTGTAGCGGTAGTAGAAGCTGCTATATCTTTATTATATATTGCTGATACTGAAGATCCTGTTTGTCCATATAATGAATTAGCTGTTACCTTATAAGCTAATTGCAAACCATCTAATACTTTAGATAAGAATTTATCTGTTTCGGCTACTGCTTCTGCTCTATTTCTCATAATTTTACGTTGATCTAATAAATGTTTTAAAATCTTCGGTAATATTCCAATTTTACCATCTTTTCTTTTAGCAAATCTACATACTGAAAAATTTATACCATCGGGATGATAATATTTTACATCTGTATATTTATAATCAGGCAAATTATCATATTGAGGATCTCTAACAACACATTCATGAGACATATTTTTTTGTATCATAGAACTTGGATACAAACTTGCATAATCTAATACTGTTATAGGATCATAATATAAACCTGTAATTGGATCTAACACTGTAGCACCTTCATAACCCTCATTCAAATTTTTTTCTTCTAGTTCATCTTTATATTCTTGAAATTCATTTAATTTCTGTTCTTCTCTTTCCAAATCTTTTTTTGTTATATCACATATCATATTATAATATTTTAAACTTGTTTCATTCACATTTTCATTATTTTTCATTCTTCTTAAAATTTCAAAATATTCATCATATTTCTGTTTTATATTTTTTACATGTTTTTTTTGTTTTCTCATTGCCAAAATATTTTTTTTCTTTATTTTTTTATCATTTTCAATTTGTTCTGGCGTTTTAATTTCTTCTATATAAATTTTCTCTTTTATGTCTCTTGCTTTCTTTTCTCTAGCTAATTGTTCTTTTGTTTTATTTTTATAATTTTTTCTCATTAAATGATTATCTTCTTTACACATTTTTCCTACTAAACTATGAATTTTTATTCCTTGGCCTCTTAAAAATATAAATGGTAAAGGAACATGACACACCATAGCCATACCTATATTATTAGTTAATACTTGTAATTTTTCCATCAAAATATTACATAATTTACAATCCTGAATACAATATTTTGCTACTAAAGCCCTATCTGCTGATGTTCCTTCTTGTAATTTAAACATATGTCTATATGGCATATCATCTTTAGCTTGACACCAATATAATTTATATTTTTTTTTAAATAAAATTTCTTTAACTTCATAAGGTAATATATTTTTAATATAAATGGCATCAAGGTCCTTATTGCCTATTTTTTTTATTTTTTTATCTATTTTTAAAACCATAAATTTTTTATTTTTATTAATATCTTCACACGTATAATCTGATAAACTATCATTATAATATATTTTAATATATCTTTCAGGATATAAACCATATGAACTTTCAGTATATAATATTGTAGTGTCATCTTGTTCTTCTATTTTTTTAACCTGTTCTTTTATAAATTCTTGAACTACATCGTCTAATTTATATGACGGCAATTTATAATCTCTTTGGATAACTTTTAACATATCAATATTAATACGACCTGTCATTTCGTAATATTTTAATTTATTATCACCTAAACCGGCAGAATTCAAGTTTTTTTTAACATATTCACAATTATAACTATTTAATCTACTTAATAGCGAAAATTCTCTTTCTATGCCAAGTTGTTTTGCTCTAACGAATAAATATTTATAATCAAAACCAAATATATTATAACCTGTTATAATATCTGGATTTTCTCTTAATATCAAATCTCGCCATGCCAATAAAACTTCTTCTTCCTTTTCATAAGATTCTACTTCTACACCTTCTATAGGATCACAAGAACCTAAAGTTATTATATGAGATTTATAACAATCAGCATTACCATAATAATTAAATGTTGTTCCTATTTGAATAACTTTATCATTTGGTCTTTTTGCCTTAGGAAAATTATCGAGATTCTCTGGCTTACATTCTAAATCAAAAGATGCGACAACGTATTTAACAATTGTATCATCTTCTACTTTTATAATATCTCTCCAATCACATTCTATATTATAAGTATTGTTAGAATCATTATTTATATTTTTATATTTCTTCGCCAATATTTTAGCATAACCTACTGACCATAAATCGCGTTCATGCATAAATCTTAAATTAGGCAACATATCAGCTTCATAAACTATAAATTCATAATTTTCTAAATCACATACACGATTTGTATATTTTTTATAAAAATGCATTCCTTTATCATCATAATCATAAAATAGTCTTTCATATACACGATAACTTATATAATCATTAAAATACAATTTCATAAATGTATATAATTTGTAATTAGTAAATTCAGTAAAAGCATGATGTCTTACAATCTCACAATCATATAAACTTTTTTTATCACTATCTCTAGTAATTTCATTTTCTAAAAGATGTTTAATAAAAGTTTGAGGTTTAGATTTATTTAAATACCATGAATCAGGAACCATTACATAGAAATATGGTTTAAAGTTATTTACTTTTACATATATCGTTTCATTAGTTTTAGTATGACCAAATAATCTTATTGTATAATTACCATTATTATTATCATCCGATTTATTACTATCACCATCAGAATCAATATTACTTGTTACAATACCTTTCTCATGATAATTATCCCAATACAAAATTTTAAATACTATGTCATTTTTAATATTAAGAGGTTTGCTTTTTGATATTATAACGTTTTTATTACATATTTTATTGTTATTAGTTTTATTAATTGTATTAGTTTTATTATTTGTATTAGTTTTATTATTTGTATTAGTTTTATTATTTGTATTAGTTTGATTACTAATATTATTAGTTTTATTATTGATTGCATTAGTTTTATTAATTGGACTAGTTTTATTAATTGGACTTGTTTTATTAATTGGACTAGTTTTATTAATTGGACTGGTTTGATTATTAATATTAGTTTTATTAATTGGTCTAGTTTTATTAATCGTACTAGTTTGATTATTAATATCAGTTTTATTGTTTGTATTCGAAATAGTTTTTATATTATTATTTGATTTTTTATCATCATCACTAGTTTTTGGAACTGTTTGTTTAATATTAGTTTTCGAAACTGTTTGTTTAATATCATTTGTTTTGTTTATGTTTTTTCTTTCCTCATTTTTAATACTATTGCTTAACATATAATTACTAGTAAATGATTGATATTATATATACAATAATATTAAATTTCATTTTTTATATTAAAAAAATGAAAAAATTATTTTAAATAAACACTTTTACATAAATATATATAAAATAAACATGAATCATATAAGAACTTATAATCAAATTAAAAAACATACGAGGATACCAGTAAATAATAAATTATTAAAAAAATTTTTTGAAGAAAAACATACGTTTCAAAGTATCATTAATAAATGTGAAATATATGACATTGATTCTAAAATTAAACATCGTTTAATAATACAATCAATAAGAAATGGTAATAATCAACATGTAAAATTTATTATAAGTAAATTTGGAAGTTGGGTATTAATTCATAATAATCACCAACTAGTTTTTGAGTTAATAAAAGCAAATGATATTGAATCAATATATTATATTTTTGAACATCACGTAATAAATTATAAAATCATTCAAGATTTTTTAATGTTTTCTGCAATTTATAATAAATTCATTATTTTCAAATTTTTGTATGAATTTTTAATAAACTATAATAAAGTAAATTCCAATACATTATTAGATATTTTTTGTTCATGTTGTAATAACGGTAGCTATAAAATAATCGAAATTATACGGAATAATAAAAATTTAAAAATTACGAAAGATGAACTTATTATTTTAATGGGTTTCGTTACTAAATTTAATCATATAAAAATAATACCAACGTTATGGCCTTATATTGTCAAATACAATTTAATAGCCAAATTAATTAATCAATCTATTAAAGATAACTTTTTAAAATTAATTACTGTTTTTCTTGATAATAAACTACTTACATTAACTAATGAAAATATAAAAGTCGATAACGAAAATATACATTTAGAAAAAATTATAACATATTCAACTTTTTATAATAGTTACCATATTTTAAAATTTATTGTAGAAAATTATAATCATAATATTAACATCCAAAATAATATAGAAAATTTTATTAATAACAATAATTATTATAATTGGACTTTAAACAAAAAGACATTTTTAATAATAAAAAAATATTTAGATGAAGATACAATACATAAATTATATTTATACACATTATCAAATAAATATATTATTAGGCGAAATGATAAATATAATAGTTATACAACGGCAAGAGAACATCATTTTTACATATTATTAAAAACTTTCATTCCTTTCATAAATATTAACAAGATTATGCAAGAAATAATAATAACTTTCCAAGAATCGATAAACCAAGATAATATATGTGTTTTTAGACATATATTTAAATTATTTAAATATCATAATTTAAATGCTACTGATCTTTTAAATAAATTGGATATTACTAAAATATTAAATGGCGATTCTTTTAACATTATTGAATATATTACAATCTATTATTATGATGAAAAAAGTTTATTACCTGATTCAGAAGAAATATTATTTACAATTATCGAAAAATATTTATTATCAAATGAATTAAAAGATAAAAAAAATCTCGTAAAATATATCTCTTTTATAAAAAAAGAAAAACTATACATTGACCTCCAACAAAATAACTATGAACTATTGATTAAAATTATATTAAATTATGATTTAAATACATTAAAAAGATATATTTTAATTTCTAAGCATTTGTATAATATTATTGATAGAGAAAGTTTATTAAATAATAAAAATATGAAAAATATAGATTTCAAGAATGATATAAATATGGCAAAAAAAATGTGTTTATTAAATAATTCTTTTAATATATTCGAAAATACTACTTATTTGAATGATGCTTATGATTACATGAGTAATAAATAATAAATTATTCATATTCCGGAATATTACTTGGCAAACCATCACGATTATCATTGGTTCCTTCTTCTTTTATTATTGGATTTTGATAAAATTCTACGCAATTATTTTCTTCTTCATTAACACTATTATATTCACTACGTTTTTCTTGACTCGATTGTTTATTTGATTTTTTTTCGTTATTTATATTTACTTTATTTATTTCTGAGGAAGATGACGAAGATGACGAAGATGATGATGATTTTTTAGATGGCGTTTTATTATCTTCTATTCTATTTGGTCTTGGTTTTGGTAACCTGTCGTGATGTTGTTGTTTCTTATGAAAAAATTTTTTATAAATAAATATAGATATAGAAACTACTAATATAACTATTAAAATATATAAATAATGTTTTGGTATCATTTTAAATAATGCAAAAATACTTACCAAATAACCACATATAGAACCCCATAATGTTTTTTTATCTAACACAAGTTCATTAGATTGATTAGTTTGTTGTTCTTGTTGTTGTTGTTGATTAGTTTGTTGTTGCTGATTAGTTTGTTGTTCTTGTTGTTGTTGTTGTTGTTGTTGATTAGTTTGTTGTTGCTGATTAGTTTGTTGTTGTTGTTGTTGATTAGTTTGTTGTTGCTGATTAGTTTGTTGTTGTTGATTAGTTTGTTGTTGCTGATTAGTTTGTTGTTGTTGTTGTTGTTGTTGAACTAATGGTTCTGGATGTTGTTGTATATTATTATTTGGATTTTCCATTATATAGATTTATTTTGGTAATAAAAAAATATTTTATCCGCACTATAATTAATTTTTATTAAGATATTTAATAATTGTATCTATTTGAGAATATAAATTTTCTAATGTAGAATTATTTTTTATTAAATAATCTCCTTTTATTGAATCTATATAAGATTCTGAAACATGTGAATCTCCGATATAACCATCTCTTTCTATTTTTATAATTATGCCATTTTTTTTTTTGATCATTTCTATTTCGTTTTGTAATCTACAATCATCAATTATTATATTTATATCAGTTTTTTTATCAATTTTATTTTCTAAATTAGTTACCCATAAATTATCTTGAATAGGTATTAAATTATTAATAAATTGTCTTCCGAATTCGGTACCTATAAATTGCATTGCTTGTCGAGGTGTAATATTCCATTTTGTGTCTATTTGATTCTTCAAGTTTCCGTATAATTGTTGATCATTAAAATTAAAAATAGTTTTACATATTTCTTTTACTGGTTCGGCAAAATTTAATCTGGTAAAGTCGTAATTTTTACAAATATATTCACTGACTGTTGTTTTACCACTGCCATAATGTCCTGCAACTCCAATTAATAAATTATTGTTCATATATATAATATTAATTATTAATAATTATTGTTAATAATACGAGTTATTTATTTCATTTTTTTTTGTCATTAACAAAAAATTATTAATAATTATTGTTAATAATTATTGTTAATAACATGATATTAATTTTATTTTTTATTATTAAATATATAATGTTAATATATAATTAACATGGATGATATAGGTATATTAGATTACAAAGGGATAAATAAAAATCCTTTAACCAATAAAGATTATAGTGATAAATACAAGCATTTAGGGTCTATATGGTCAAAATTACCTGCATATAAAAATAATAAAAAAATAATAGAAACTATTAAAGAAAATAGTGTAATACTTGTCGAATCTAGTACTGGTTCTGGTAAAACTGTATTAATGCCAAAATATACATTACATGCATTAAATTACAAAGGTAATGTAGCTGTAACTTTACCGAAAAAAGATATGACATTATCTTCTGCGAGTTTTAGCGCTGATACTTTAGATGTAGTATTAGGTGAAGAAGTAGGCTATCAATTTAAAGGTGATTCAAAATTTAGTAATAAAACAAAATTATTATATGCTACTGATGGAACAATTGTTGCTCGTTTAATTAAAGATCCTAAAATACCTGAATTAGATGCTATAATTATTGATGAAGCTCATGAAAGAAAAGTGCAAATAGATTTATTATTATTTTTACTAAAAGAAACATTAAAATTAAGAAAAGATTTTAAAGTAATAATTATGAGTGCCACTATAAATGTTGATTTATTTAAAGAATATTACAGTGATTTTAAATTTAAAAATTTAGTATTATCTGGTGATACTCATTATCCTATTACTTCATATTTTATAGATAAAAGCATGACTTATGCAAATAGGATAAATAGAGGATTTGAAATATTATTAGAAATATTAGAAAAAATAGATAAAGAAAAAAAAACAGATGAATATAATGATATTTTATTTTTTATAACTTCACAAAATGAGGCTTTTACTATGTGTAAAAGATTAAATAGTGTAATTACAAAAGAAAATGAAAATAAACAATGTAAAATATCATGTAATAATAAAATTTTATGTTTAGAGTTATTCGCTGGCGCTGATAATAAAAAAAAAGAATTAGCATTATCAAAAAATTATAAAAATCTAGGTTATACAGTAAAAATAATATTTACTACCAATGTTGCTGAATCATCATTAACAATTGATACAATTAAATATGTAATTGATTCTGGTTATGAATTAAATGATTCATTTGATCCATTAATTAGAGCTAATAAATTAGATAAAAAACTAATTACAAGGGCTCAAGCTACACAAAGAATGGGTAGAGCTGGTAGAACTGGTCCCGGTATATGTTATCATTTATATACTAAAGAGGAATATGAAATGTTAATGGATAAATACCCTAAACCTGCTATTTTAACTAGTGATATTACTAGTTCTTGTTTAAAAATATTAAGTTTGAGTAAAAATATTAATAAATTAAAAGATATGATTAGTGGATTTATTGAACCGCCTGTAGATGAATATTTAAATAGCGCAATTGATTATATACAAGAATCAAATTTTATATATAATAACGAAATCAATGCATATGGTGATTTATGTTCAAACTTGTTAGATGAACCTCAAGATTCTAAAGCTTATATTATTTCAAAATATTTAAATTGTTCTCATGAAGTTTTAAAAATTTTAGCATTAACAAATATTTCTAAAAATAATATGTCTTCCATATTTAGAATACCTTCTGATTATGGAAATACAAAAAAAGAATATGAAGAATATATTAAATTTAAAAAGAAAAATAAGCATAAATATGGTGATTATTTAAGTTTATTGTATATTTTCAATAAATTTATAAAAACAAAATCAAAAATAGAAAATAATACAAAAAATGAAAAAGAACGTAAGGAAAAATTAGATAAATGGTGTAAAGATCATTTTATAAAATGTGATACTTTTAGAAAAGCAATAAGAGAATATAAAAATATGAGACGAAAAAATATTCCAGAGAATTTTAAAATAACTGAGTATATTAAACATGATTTAGATAAAATAAAAAGCTTTGATTTGGATGATAAAATATTATTAACTTTTATCATAAGTCATAATATTGCTACTAGAAATTTATTTAATGATATTTATAGTACAATATTAACGAAAAGAAAAAATGTAAAATTAAATATAATGATAGATAAAAATTCATTCGTATCAGAAAAAGGAAAAGACATGCCAAAGAAAGTCGTTTATAAAATCTTATTTATAGCCGAAGGATTGCCTAATATAATTATCGTATCAAAAATACCAAAAAAATATTATGAGTATTGTTAGTTTTATTGATAATTTTGATATAATAGTATTATAAATATTATTATATCAAAAATACCAAAAAAATATTATGAGTATTGTTAGTTTTATTGATAATTTTGATATAATAGTATTATAAATATTATTATATCAAAAATACCAAAAAAATATTATGAGTATTGTTAATTTTAATTTTAATATAATAAGATTATAAATATTATTAATATTTTATAATAAAATATTATAAAAATTATACTTAATTTTATAATATATAATAAATATATAATTTAATTTAATTTAATCAAAAATATTTTTAATACTATAATATATAATTATATGAATTTAATATCAAGCGAATATTCTACTAATACATGTTTACATGGAGGTGGTTCTCCTATTGCTTATTTAAAAAACAGATTTAGCAATTTCTTTTCATCTCCAGAATCTTTAACATCTACTTCTGCTGCTTCAGAACAAATTTGTTATCCTAAAAAGAAATTAATTATAATAATTTTAGTATTATTATTTTTATTGTCTTGTTTATCAGTTGTTGCTTATTTTATTAAAACCCGTTACTACGATAATTATGAAAATTATGAAGAATCATATAGAAATAGACAAAGATATATTGATTAATTATAAATAATTATAAAATAAACTATCTATAACTTTTTTTTTATTATTAATATAATGGAAACATTAATATTCATTGATTGGGATGATACTTTATTTCCAACAACATGGCTAACAAAAAATAATATTAATATTAATGACAAAAAATATACTAAATTTTTTACGTTATTGGACGAAATTATTGATAATTTTTTTACATTAATTATAACAACAGGCAAAATTTTTATCGTTACTAATGCTACACTTAATTGGATTAAAATATCATCAAATATATTACCAAAAACATTACAACATTTAAAAAATATTAAAATAATATCCGCAAAACAAACATATCAATATACATATCCTAACAATGTACATCTTTGGAAAAAATTGTGTTTTAAAAAAATAGCAAACAAACATATGCAACAAAATAAAATTAACAATATTATTTCGATTGGCGATGCAATGTATGAATATAATGCATTAATTAATTTGTATTTTAGTAGCCATAAAAAATATTTAAAAGCTATTAAATTTATTCAATATTCTGAATATGAACATATCATAGAACAAATTACAATTTTATGTCAAAATATAAAAAATATTATCAACCATAAACAACATTTGGATTTGACGTTTAACAAGAATGATAAAAAAAATGAAAATATTTATTGAATTATTACAAAATTATTAATATTTAATTATTATAAATATGGGAATAAAGCAATATTGTAAATGGTTATTATCCTTAAATTGTAATTTGAGTTGTGATGATAATTACAAATATGATTATGTTTATATTGATATGCAACATATATTACACATAAATATTCATTATTCAGATAATGAAGAAATATTTTTTAATAATGTAAAAACAGATTTGTATTACTTGATTTCTAATTATATGGCAACTCGCAAATATATATTATGTTTTGATGGTCCTGCCCCTTATGCTAAAATGTTATTACAAAAAAAACGACGAATGGTAACTTATAAAGAAATAATTGATCAATGTATTAGTAATGGAATAGGTAGTAATGAAATAGTAAATGAAATAGGTAGTAATGAAATAGTAAATGAAATAGGTAGTAATGAAATAGTAAATGAAATAGGTAGTAATGGAATAGGTAGTAATGAAATAGTAAATGAAATAGGTAGTAATGAAATAGTAAATGAAATAGGTAGTAATGAAATAGTAAATGAAATAGCTAATCCAGATTTAACAACCAATAACATTTCTTTAGATTCTGACACTGATTCTATTGCTTTAAGTGATACAATAAGTATTGATGATAACTATGATAATTTATATTTTGATAAAAAATATAAATCTTTAAATTTAACTCCAGGTATGCCATTTATGGATAAAATTATTACTAATATAAAAAAGTTTGTTGAAAGTTTAAAATTTAAGTTTTTAAAAACTGAATTTGAAATAGTTGATAGTAATATTGTAGGTGAAGGTGAAATTAAAGTATTTAATGAATTAATTAAAAATAATAAGGATAATTATAAACATTTAGTAATATGTAATGATGCTGATGTTATAATTATTTCTATGGCTACGCAAATTAAAAATATATATGTTTTAATCAAATATCAAGAATCACACATTTTATATCCTGTTGATCAAATAATAAATAAAATAATAATTGATAAAATGAAATTAACGTTGAATGACTATCCTTACGATCATATAAGATATGATATTGCTTTTTTGTCAATACTTTTAGGTAATGATTATTTGCCTAAAGTTAATTTAATAAGTATAGATAATATATGGGAAATTTATGCTAAAATATTTTTATTGCATATAAATTATAAATTTTCGAATAACAAAAAAGAAATAACAAAATATGAAACTTTTTTTAAAAGTTATGAACCATTAACTTTTAATAATTATATGATTTCTTGTTTTTTCAAAGAATATACAAAAACAAAAAAAATTAATAAATACAAGAAAAACTTTTCATACAATAATTTTATTACAATTTTACCATCTTTATCAAATTATGTTGAAGGTTTATTATGGTGTTTAGATATGTATAAAAATGGTAAATATACACATCACTATTATATTAATGATACTAGAACTCCAAATCCTTTAGAATTATATACTTATTTTAATTATTTTGATAAACCTATAAATTGTGATAATAAAGACATATATTTAGAACCAAACCATAAAATTTATCCTTTATTAGTATTGCCTTATTTTGCTAGAAAAATTACTTATGAATATCAAAATATAGTATTCAAAAAATTATCATTTTTAAATAGTGAAGAATTTTGTAATACTTGTTCTAAATTAAATACTATTAACGAAATTTATAAAGGAAAATTATTACAAGCAAAAAAAGAAATGAACAACATTATTGACAATGAAATAGATAAAATAACAGAAACTGATATAACAAAAAAAAATATTAAAACTAATAATAGAAAAACTAATAGTAAAATAAATAAAGAAAATGAAACAAATAAAGATAAAATAAAATTAAGTAAAAATATTTCAGAATATAATAATGTTATTACAGAAAATAAAAAAAAGATGCAAGAACATAAAAAGAAAGATCATACTACAACATATACAAAAGAATATATACATAATGTAATTAAATATTGTAATGAATTAGTAGCAAAATAGTAAAATAATTTTGTTCCAGCAACTACTTCGCAACTACTTAGCAACTACTTAGCAACTACTTTGCAACTACTTCACAACTAATTTAATAAAAATTTATAACTTTTATTTACAATAGTTTCTAATAATTTTTTTCTATCTTCAAATTTATCAAATTCGTATAACAAATTAACATTGCCGATATCTTTATTTATATGTAGTAAATAATATTTTACATTATATAAAACATCAGGTTTTAAAATTTCATGATCGTGTTTTATACAAAAATATATATAATGTTGTTTTGTATTCTCAAGATCTTTAGTTCCCGCATGATCTATTACATATTCTATTATTACATTTAATTTTTCTTTTAAACTATCTTCATTATGTAAATATTCACATATTGTTATATTATTTTTATCATGTTTATATCTATTTATTAATTTTTTATGTGCTACATTATTACCAACTTTTCTAATTAATACTTGATTTGAATTGTCTTGAGGTTGAAATTGATATAAATTTGCCATTATTTTATCTTGATATTATTTTATGTTAATAAATTTTTATATAAAAAAAAAATTTGTTAATATAAAATGATTTTACATTTTATGTTAATAAATTTTTATATAAAAAAAAATTTGTTAATATAAAATGATTTTACATTTTATGTTAATAAATTTTTATATAAAAAAAAATTTGAAATTAATATATTAACGTATTAATAATATCAAATATATTACATTCAAGATGCTACCAAGTATTAGAAAAATAGCCAAATTTAATGTTATACAAAAAAAAAATAATAATAAATGTGATAATTGTAATCATACATCAATAAATTTTTATCATAAAGATAATATTACGTTATGTAGATATTGTTATATCGTAACGAGTTTAAATTACGGATATTTGAACGAAGTAGAATTATATTATTCTAGATTATCACAATTAGATATTATAGCAAAAACACGAGAATATTATAATAATAATAAAATAATGCCTAAACCAGAAGAAATAGATATTAATATAAAAAAATCTGATATTAGTTTGATAGAATTGATATATTTATTAAAAGGTAATATTAAATTTGATAATAGTAATTATAAAATATTTTTTACCGATAATTTCCTAATTGATTTTGACACAAATAACAGATTATATTATGATTTTGATTTTGATAATTTTGATGATGATATTAATAGTAACAAAGACAAAAAAAATAAAATTAGAAAAAAAACGATGCCAATAATTAAAACAAAAAATACAAATACATATGTTAATTTTTTCCAAAATAAAAATTGAAAAAAAATAGTTTAAATTATAACAATAAGTAATCTTTATAAATATAAATAATATAAACTATTAATATATATAATGTCTTTCATTATCAATAGAAAATATAAAATATTTAAGGATAATATCTTAGGCAAAGGCGCTTTTGGCAAAGTATATAAGGGCATATATGTTGGTCCAAGTAATCAACTAATGACACAAGGGATGGATATTGCAATAAAAGAAATGTCGCAAACAAATATAAATAATTTACCAAAAATGAACGGAACACCAAATGAAATAATGATAATTAAAAAACTAGTTGGTAAAAAACATTTAAATGTAGTAACATTTTATGATGTGGTAGAATTTGAGGATTATACTTATATTGTAATGGAATTATGTGAAAATGGTTCTTTAAGCTCTTTATTATATGATTTAAAATATAAAAACAATACAACATTAAATTCATCATTTGTAAAATTTTACTTTTCGCAAATAATTAGTGGAATGTTATTTTTACATAGTTTAAATATAATGCATAGGGATTTAAAACCGGAAAATATATTATTAACTAATAAAAAATCTACATTAAAAATAGTTGATTTTGGCTTAGCTAAATATTTGGAAAATGATAATTTAACAACTACGATGTGCGGTAGTCCTCAATATATGGCTCCTGAATTAGTAAGATATCAAAATTATTCTAGTTCAAGCGAATTATGGACTCTTGGGATAATATTATATGAATTGGTATATAATAAAAATCCATTTTATAACTGTAGAAGTCATAAGGAATTATTTGACCAATTTATTAACCAAGAAACAATTGTCATACCGGAAAAAAATAAAAACGGTAATATTGTTCCTGAATCATGTATTAATTTACTTAAAAAATTATTAGAAAAAAATACAATTAGAAGATTAACATGGGATCAATTATTTAATGAACCTTTTGTATTAGAATCACATGATTGTTATAAACAAATTATTTTAGAAAGAAGTCAAAATATTAATACATCACCATCAATTAATAATAATAATAAACAACAACAGCCAATAATCACACCAATTAAAGTAGCTGAACCTACTTTTTCTAAATCTCAAGTCAATCAAGTAATAGATAAATTTATAATTATTGATGATTACGAATTTGATAAACAAAAAAATAATTCAAATAGTGGTTTGTTTCAAATGGAAGAATAATTATTCTTCTATTATATCGTCATAAATTTTAATATTAAATTTACTATCTTCTTCATCATATCTGTGTTTTTTTATTGCATTTAAACAATCTTTGGCCATTCTAAAAGTCGGATTTACATCAGGTTTTTTCTGTTTTATTAGTTCTAAAGCATCTTTATAATTATAATAATCACCATTCGGTAATCTTTTACATCTCATAATATAATATAAAATTACTGTGACTGACCTACTTAAACCCATGAAACAATGTATTAAAATATTTTTTCCATCACCTTTCATTTGACTTTCTATTATCGTTTTATATGCATCTTCTAATTCATCTTCTATAGTATGTTCATTATTATCATATAAATTATATGTTTTATAATCTATATCAGATTCAAATTTGTTGCTAATTTCTGCCGTAACATTTATTATTAAAGATATATTATAATTATCTATAGTCGATTTACAGGACGCATTTATAGCTGAACCTAGATAAATATTATCTATTATATTAATTGGATCAGAATATAACCATACTATTTTTTTAAATAAAGGAACTTCTTCGTAGATTCTTGTATTAACTTCATTTTCCTCTTGAAATTCATTACAATTTAATTGATGATCAGACATTTTATCATTATTTGCATGTTTTTTTATGTTTATAGGTTCTGTATTAAATGCATCTACTATTTTATCACATAATACGTTATATGTTGCTGTAACATAATTAAACATTTTGTATATATATATATTAATATATTATAATATCATTTATAATATCATTTATAATTTTTAATATCAATTTTTTTTAAACAAAACAAAACAAAACAAAACCAAACAAAACAAAACAAAACAAAACCAAACAAAACAAAACAAAACAAAACAAAACAAAACAAAACAAAACAAACCAAAACAAAACAAAACAAAACAAAAAAAAACCAAAACAATATAATAATTAGGATAAAAAAATTATGAATTAAAATAAAAAAAAATATGTATCAAAATGGTTTATTTCATGATTGATTTTTTGGAAAAACATGTATTACATTTTAAATATTGTATTTTGTTTTCTTTGATTATTTCTGTATCTAGATTTTTGCATTGATTACAAAATACATATTTATTGATATAATTTTTTAAAACATTTTTAATACCATTTTCTTTATATGTTCCATTGATAACAATATTATTATTACCATCAATAATTGAACTCGTTTGTAATTCACTATCTATAAAAGTTTGGACTTGTTCTATTGATCTTTTTAATTCATTACATACTGTTTCAAAATTTGTTATGCAAGTTTTTTTATTAAGAATTTGAAATGTTGGCTGAGTTAATTTAATTTTAGTTTTACTAGAGGCTTGGTCGTAAGCACGATTTAACAAAAAATTTATTGAATATTCCATTTTATAATTATTTTATTAAGTATATATTTATGTATTTATATTATGAATATTATTTCATTTTTTATTTTGTCGTAATTTTCTTGTTTTTATAGTATTTTGATGAATAAAATATTGCCGCAAGAACAAGTATAATCAAGACACACCAAAATATATATCTCATATAATTACTTTGAGTATTTATTTCAACCATAAAATTTTCTTGAGCAACAATAGCTTGAGAACTTGGTTCGGTAGTGGCGATAGTAGCGGTAGTAGCGGTAGTGGCGGTAGTAGCGGTAGTGGCGGTAGTAGGGGCAGTAGCGGTAGTGGTATCGGGATTAGTTGCTAATGTTGCGGTAGTATTTTGTGTTGGTAAATTAAAATTATCAAATTTTCCATTACCTTTATAAATGTAGGAACATTTACTTGCTGTTTTTTGCAAAATATTTTGTGGTATATCATCGTTCCAAGCACTAATATTGCTCATATCTACGCCTGATGCTTCCATCAATTGATGACTAGTTTGTTCTAAGCATTTCATATTTGTTAGTCTTGGTCTTCTATATCTTTTTGCCCAATCATCACGATTTTTAAAAGTATTATTAGGGATTCTAGATACTTTTTTTCTTCTACTTACAAGGTCAGAAATTTTTGCCCATAATGTTTTCTTTTCTTGTTTAGGTTGTTCTTGTTCTTGGTTCATTGGTCGTGATTCTGTTTGTTGTGTTGTTGGTTCAGGATTACTCATATTTATTATATTATATTTATAGATATAAATTTATTAAAATATATAAAAATAATTATTATTTGTTATAATTATTATTTATTATAATTTATTTTATAAAATTATTATTTATTATTTAAAATTTTTTCTTCCATTATAGTTAAAATATTATTTAATGTAGTAATATCTAAATTAGAAGCTAAATGTGATATTAATAATAATTCATTTCTAGTAGGCGTCCCTTTTAAATCGCCATCTTCTATTAATGAATTAATTTTGTTATAATGCATAAAATAATTTATATTTTCACAAATAATTCTTCTTTTTTCTAATAATTTTTTTTTGTTATTAGAATTTTTATAATTAGTTAAAAATTCTATACTTATTTTATTTTTATTAATATTTGCTAAATTTATTATTTTAAAACATAGATCATATGGTAATAATGGCATATCTTTTGTATAATAATGTTTATATAAATCAGTATTGTTATAAGCTGGTATTAAACATCCTATTACATTATTTTCAGGTTTATGACTTAGTTTATAATATGTTTTTTTATCATTTGGTAAAATAAAAATCATATTTGTTAATATATTTATATCTAAATTAGATGCCATTCTTAATATTAACTTTAATTCTGTTATAGATGGCAAACCTAACCATTTTTTTGTATGATCAATAGTAGGAATATTATTTATGCGCATATATTTAATAATATTATTACATTCAATATTTCTATTACACCAAAAATTACATTTATAATTATCATACATTATATCTGCCCCATTTAATATTTCATTAATATATGCAAAATCGTAATCAGTTATTTTGAAATATTCTTCTGCTTCTTTACTACTTTCTTCTTGTCTTATTTTGGCGTAATTAATAAATTTTTCCGCTAATGATAAAGGAATGATAGGACATTCTTTTTTAATGAACATATCGTAAATATCTAAGGAAAATTTATTTTTAATTTTACAATATTCATATTTGTTTGCTACACTTTTATAACTTATGCCATAATTAACACACAATTTATTATTTACTGCTTCTCTTAAATAATAACACCATAAAGTTAATTTTTTAGAATTTTTTAAACAATCGTCAGTTAATTCAGATAATCCACTTTTTATAAATTTATCATATGAATCTTTACAATAACTACAAGGTAAAACTTTACCTAATATTTTAAAAAATGTAATATAATTTTTTTTTTTATTTTCATTAGGTTTATCTGAATATGCATAACATATACTGGTTATTAAAATCCACATATGAGGTCCCCATATTTTAGTAACCATACTATTATTTTTATCACTATTACATTTGGCCCGATAAGATTCATATTTTTCATTTACTTGAGTAAAAGAAATAACATAATTTTTATTCAATAATTTGTTATAATAATTATGAATATTAAATACCCATAAAGTTAAAGAATTACGATTATCAAAGACATTTTTTGATAATTTAAATTCTGGATTATTGATAACTAATTTATAAGATTTTCTAGATTCTTTATTAGGTAATACATATTTTAAATATGTATAAAAATTATAATAATCTTCTTTTTCTTGTTCTGAAGGTTCTAAAGGATAACTATAGGCTATATTATGCATACTTTCCCATGTACTAGTTCCCCAATAATTTGAATATATATCATTTTCCATATATAAAATAAAAATGAAAATATAATACTTTAATTATATCTTTATATATAAATAAGTATAATAATACATATTTATAATGCAAGATAATGAAGGCTGGACTTTGGTAAAAAATAACAAAAATAAAAAAAAGAACAATAATACTAATAGTTGTTCAGGTTCTAGTTGTAATGCTAATAGTTGTAATGCTAATAGTTGTAATGTTACTAATAATGATGCGATAGTATTTAAAAAAAAACAAGAAAAAAATACAATTCTAGTTCCAAAACAAAATACTAATAGAACGAATCCCGATTATCAACGTTTATATAAAATTGAAAAAGAAATTGAAGATGATAGTTTTACAATTGAGAAAATAAGTAAAAAATTGCAAAATGACATTATCCAAAATAGAACAAGATTAAATTTAACAAGAAAAGATTTGGCTATTCGTTGTAATATCAAAGAAAATGTTTTGAAATCTTATGAAGATGGCTTAGCTGTCCCACCTAATGAACATTTAATAGCCATGTCAAAAGTTTTTGGAGTTAGTTTAAAAAAAAAATGATAAAAAATACATACAAAGATTAAAATATATGATATTTTTATACGTTCATAAAATACCCTTATAATATTTGATATTTGTTATATGATATACTTTTAATTTGAATTTATATTTTTTATTAGTTGATAATTTATAATAAATTTATAATGAATGGTTGTTTACAATAAATCAATCATAATTTATTTATTATTTATTATTTATTATTTATTATTTATTATTTATTATTTATTATTTATTATTTATTATTTTAATTTTAATTAAATAAAAAATAAATTCTAATCTATTAATATAAATGCCAAATCACTTAGCCGATATGTTAAATGCCCAAGAAGATGAAGATTTATTTGAAATGGAAGGAGGTAAACGAAGACGAGTTGCCAAGAAAGGATCAAAAAAAGCTGCATCAAAGAAAGCTTCAAGAAAAGGATCAAAGAAAGGATCTAAAAAGACCTCAAGAAAAGCCAAGAGACAAGTTGGTGGAGCCAAAAAAGTAAAGGCTGAAGCCCCTAAGAAACATTCTAGAAAAGCTAGAAAATCACACAGAAAATCAAAGAAACAATCAGGAGGAGCTAAAAAAACTAGAACCCCTAAAGTTAAAGCCCAAAGAAAATCAAAGAAAGCCTCAAGAAAAGGATCAAAGAAAGCCAGACGATCTAGCAAACATTAAATAAGTTAATTTGTATTAATTATTTGTAATTTATTATATATTCATTATTTTTTATAACTACATATATCATCGTTAACAAAGTAACTTTATCATATTCGTAATAATTTTTTTTTATAATTCATGACATTTAAAAATACAATACGAAACATATATTAATATTGCTAAAAAAAAGCAATCATAATAATTAAAAATAATTTTAACCAATCAAATCCATAACATCTGAACATCCTGAAGATAACGATAATTTACTCATTCCATCTAAAGACATATTGTCACAATAATTATCATTATTATCATTATTATCATTATTTTCATTATTATTATTTCCAATTGGTTCAGGTTCAGATTTTACATAATATGTGTTATATCTATATAACAAATAGATTACTAGCACCATTACTAATAATAATATTATTCGTTTAATAGTATCCATAATTTATATATGTATATATCAATATTTTTTTATTAATCAAAAATCACATAAAAAAAAATGATTTAATAATTATTATATAATTACTATATTACATAAATAACTATAACAATGAATATACCATGGACAGAAAAATATAGACCAAAAGTATTAAATGATATAATTGGTCAAGATAATATTGTCAAGTTATTTAAATCCTCAATAACTTCCGGTGAATTGCCTCATTTATTACTATATGGACCACCAGGAACAGGTAAAACTAGTATAGTATTTGCTTTTGCTAAAGAATTATTTGGACCGAAAAATTATAAAAACAGAATAGCAGTAATTAATGCCTCAGATGAAAGAGGCATTAATGTAGTCAGGGAAAAAATATTAAATTTTACAAAAACAGCCTTATCTAGTAAAGATCCAAATTATCCATCACCAGAATATAAATTAGTAATATTAGATGAAGCAGATACTTTGACGACTGAAGCACAAACCGCATTGAGAAAAATATTGGAAGATAAATCATCACATACGCGGTTTTGTTTCATATGTAATTATTTAAATAGAATAATAGAACCAATTATATCACGTTGTAATAAATATCGTTTTAAACCATTAAATAATGATTCAATATGTATAAAATTAAATAATATCGCAATACAAGAAAATTTAATTATTGAACCAGAAATTATTCAAGAAATTGCAAATATAAATGATGGAGATCTAAGAAAATGTATAATGACTTTGCAAAATTTAAAATATATGAGTAATAATATTACTAAAAATACAGTTAGACTAATGTTAGGAGTAATAGATGATAATATGATTAATAATATTAAACATATTTGTATTAACAATAATGGTAATGACACTGATATAATTAATTTAGCAAAATCATTGTTATCTTTTAATATTTTTTCAATGTTATCAATTATTTGTGAATTGGTTATTATGTCCGATTATGATGATTTAACTAAAAGTAATGTAATATCGTATTTTTTAATAATCGAAAAAAGAATTTATGGAGGAGCTAACGAATATTTACAAATTTTAAGTTTGTTGATGCATATCAAAAATACTATCCATAATAATCATCAAAATAATAACAAACAAAAATCAGCAAAATAATCATCAAAATAATCATCAAAATAGTCATCAAAATAATCATCAAAATAATAACAAACAAAAATCAGCAAAATAATGATAAGAATAAATGTGATAAAAATCAAGATAATAAAAATTAAAATGACAAAAAATTATAAAAAATAGAGATAATAATTTATAATTATTATTATTTTTGCACATTAATGATTTCTGATCCTAATTTTTTAATTAATTTATTCATAGTTTCATCATTATATTGATCATTTAGCCATTGATTAATAGTTAAATTGATTTCTTTAAAATATTTGTCACGTAATTCCGTAATATTATATGAATAATTTCTGATAATATTCCTAAAAGATTCGCCTTGTATTTTGATATATTTTATAAATTTTTTAATTAATAATTTTCTATCTAAATCAGCAAATTTAATTCGTTGTTCAACATACCATAAAGCCCATACAGCACAAAACCCACCAGGATCACCAATATTTTTATTACATTTTTCTACGGATTCTAAATATTGGAAACCTATTTTAGGTTCAAATTCAGAAGGGGAAATGTATTTTATATTTTTATTGATATTTTTAAAAGTTTTTGTAATAATATCATCTAATATTGTTGGATTATAATCAAAAGATACGGGATGTGAGGAACCATGAGGCTCAAATCTTTCTATTTCATTTATTTTTTTATCATAAATCATGAAATTTGAATGAGAACCATTACTTAATTCTATACCTAATGGAACGATTATGAATCTTTTGTTTTTATTATCTAGGGCTTCTTTAAAATTTTTTACAAAATTTTGAGCTAAATGTAAATTATTATTAATCCATATCATTTCAAAATTTAAAAATTCGCATCTTGTATTTGGTTCTATTCCTATACTTTTATAATAATCACATAGTTTTCTATTTTCCATAAAATTATCGTCTACGGTAGAAATAGTTTCGTTATATTTTTTTAATATATATATCAACCCAATCAATACATCTAACGTTGTTCCAGTATATGTACAAAAAGAAACTTGATAGTTACATGTTTCAACTTTAAATGGTTCTTCTTTTTTTGTAGGATATGATTTTAATATTGATTTAGTTTTTTTATATTCATCGTAATATTTCAATATAGTGTTTTTAATAATATTTAGACATAAACTATCTATATTAATTTCAGTAATATCATTATTTAATTTTTCATTCTTAATATATTTTAAAAGTTCTCTAATTATTTCTTTTTCTGATTTTTCTATTGGCTTGGCCGAACATAAATTTTCCCAAGCTTCCTTCCAATTACAACATTTTTGTTTATAATTTACTAAAACATATAAATAACTTTTCGCTACCATTAGTAAAAAATCTTGGATTTCTTCTTCTAAAACATAATCAAAAGGTATCTCACCTTTTTTGTTGCTTAAAAATACATTCAGTTTTTTTTTAGTTAATAAATCATAATAATTTTTCCATAATTTATTTTTTACTATCAAATGAAAACACGATTCATGATTATTATTTTGAAAATTTAAATTTGTCCCGTCTATTAAGTATTTTATAAATTTTTTGTTATTATTTTCTAAAGCAATATGTAATGGTAAATTACTTTCGTAATTATAAATATTAAAATTTATATCATTTGATATTTTATTTTCATATTTATCGTATAAAATATTAAATAATTCAAAATTATCATCAGCTATTAAATAATGCAATATTGTATTACCAAAAATATCTTGCATATCTAAATTACAATTATTTATAACAAGTAATTCGAATATAGAAGCATTATTATTTATGACTGTATATATTAATGGCGTAAAATGATATTCAATATCTTGCGCATTCAAATTAATACCCATTTTTATTAAATTTGGTATTAATTTTGAAACATTATTTATTATTGCTAAATGTAATGCATTATAGCCCTCGTTGGTTTTTGCATTAATATTTTTAATATATTGTAATATTAATTCACAAATTTCATATGATTTATTAACAATTGCGATATGCAAAATGTTATAATTATTCGGCATTAAAATATTAATATTTGACCCTTTAACAATTAATAATTTAACGACATCATAATTTTTAAAATGAACTGCGTAATATAAAGGTATAAAACCATCTCTGTCTTTCATTTCTAAAATTGAAATGCCCACATTTTTTTCATCATAATCCAATAGTAATTTTATCAAATTATAATAATTATATTTTATTGGTAAATACAAAATAGTTTTACCATCTGCATCTAATATATCTAAATATGCACCATACTCTAATAATAATTTCACTAATTCTATATTATTATTAATTATTGCATAATTTAATAAATAATTGCCATTTTTATCATTTATATTTATATTAATATCTTGAGGATTATGATTTTTAATATTTATTATTAATTCTTGTAATTTATTATTTTGTATAAATTCAAAAAATTTACTCATATATATATATTATATAAATATATTATTATATTTCACAAACAATATCTTTTTCACCTTCAAATACATTACCATGTTTAAATAATTCACAATCTACAGCGACTGATTTTAACGCCATTTCGAAAGGTTCAATTAATTTTTTTTTATCTAAAGCTAGTTTCATAATTTTTTGGTCAACCGTCATTTTTTCTGATTCATGAACAGCTAAATATATATATATTTTGATTTTTCTTTTTTCCTCAGGCATCATTTTATGAGAACAAAATCTTACTCCTCTGCCCATAATTTGCAACATCCTACTATAATTCCAATATGGTTCTAAAATATGTAATTGTTGTACATTTGCCCAAGATATACCCTCTTTAGTACTTGGAGTACCCAAAACAATTTTAATATGTTTTCCAGTATGATTATTATAATTATTAAATACTGCTTTAATTTCAGCGCGATGTTTTTGAGATGTTTCTCCTGACCATATTGCGAATCTTTTTTTACCTTTACCATTACTTAAATAATTTTTATAACCGAAAGCTTCCAAAACACATACTAAACTTTTAATACCCCCATATTCTTTAAAATTACTATAAATAAATATTGTTCCAGAACAAGAACGGATTTTTGATAATATTGAATAAAATTTAATAGAATATTTTTTCAAATTATCTAAAGATAAATTAACATCTTTCAAAGATTCATAACCATCTTCATTTATATCTTTGTTTGGAAATGCTATATTAGATATGATTCTTGATCCTAATAAAAAATTCTGTGGTAATTCTTCTATTTTTTCTCCTTGAAAATCTTTTAACAGTCTCATATTTTTTTGTTCTTGTTGTAATGCCGTTAAATAACTTTTATATTGGAAATTACTCATATGGCATTTTATGTATTTTATTTTATTTTCGGGATAAACGTAAGGCGGGGCTCCGCGATAGTATGATATATGACCTTTTACATATTCTTTAAATTTATCTAAATTTTGTGGTTTGATTATTGTTATTTTTTTACCTTCTTCATTTGTTATTTTTTTCATTTTTAAAAATTTTTTAACAAAATTTAAACCTGTTGGCATTTCTTTTTGTAATTTTAATAAATTTACTGTTAATGCAATTTCTGAAGGCTTATCGAACATTGGTGTAGCGGATAATAATACTATTTTAATATTTTTAGGCGCATCTTTTATAGCTTGATATATTTCTTCATAATATGTTCCAGTTTCAGAAACAATATTTTGAACTTCGTCTATTATCAAAACAGTATTTTTTAAATTTATTGTATTTTCTTTTAATGCTCTTACGAATTTATTATATGAAAATATTTTATAATTTTTATAAATTTTATCGTTACTTTTTTCAATTATATTTAGATACTCTTTACTTTTTGGATCCAATTTTTTTAATAATTGTCTTTCTTTATCGCTAATATATTTGTTACCAGCACATTCGCTCCTTAATTCGTCTAACATATTTCCTATTAATGAAGCGGGTGTAACTATTACTACTTGTTTAAGATTTACCCATGCTTCTGCTATTCTTATTGCCGTACATGTTTTTCCTGAACCAATTTGATGAAATACTAGAACACTGTTATTATTACTTTTTGGACCTAAAAAATCAGCTAAAAATAATTGAGGGTTTTGCAAGGTAAATTCTTTAGGAAAACATATAGAATCAAAGGATTTTGGCCTTTTTGGAATAGTATATTTTTTATATCTTTTAGTTATATCACTCATTTTATGTATATATATTACAATATATATTTGATACTTTAATTAAAAAAAAAATGATATTTTATTCTCATATATATAAAATTATATATATTATTAATAAAAGTATATATATAACCTAATATGGCCAAAACTAACAATACCAAACCTCAAGATAAAAAAAATACCAATGTTCTTGAAAATAAAAGTAATAGTAAAAATAGTCAAACAAATAAACAAGCAAATACAAAACAAACAAATACAAAACAAACAAATACAAAACAAGTAAAACCAAATGAAGAAGTTGAAAAAGTTATTGAAAAAGTTAAAGTTGCAAAAGTTGAAAAAGTTGAAAAAGTTGAAAAAGTTGAAGAAGTTGATACAAAAACTGAAAATGATTCTAGTTCTAAAAGTAGAGGAAGACCTAGTAAAGGTGTTAAACCTAATGCACATAAATTACAACCTACTAAAGATACTACAAAAAATGTTACAGCAAAGCCTGTAGAAAAAAAAGTGAAAAAATTTAAAAGCACAGTGTTATTTAATTATTCAGGAATTAAAAAAGTAATACAATCAATGGTTGATTTAAATATACATGATATTTATAAAGAAGAAGAAAAACCAAAAATATTAATTAGTAAAGTGTCAGGTTATATAATTGCCGCAATGTTAGAACATATGATAGAAAAAATATGTAAAAATGTTTTGCCTTGTATCAAAAAAGATAAAGCAAATATGAAACATATCGATAAAAATAGTATATTACTATATCTTAATAATGATCCACAAATGCGTTATATTAGACATTTGTCTTCGGGTTTAGAAAATATTAATTTTAATACATTAAGACCAGCAATGGTAAAAGATGCTTTTAAACATGTATTCGATGATATAGAAAATTATTGTATTATTGATTTTGATGGGGAAAACTTTTTATTAGGTATGATGGAAAAAATGCTTTCTCAAATTGTCCGTTATATTTTACATGTTATGTGTCATAGTAAAGCTACTACTATTAGTGAAAAAAATACATACTGTGCAATCGATATTTTTTTTACTAACGAACCTATTTTAGGTGATTCAATCAAAGATTATGCTAAAACTTCTGTTAATAATAATTTGGAAAATATTATAAATAATGATGCTAATGATGAAGAAATGAATGAAAATGAAGTGACGACACAAAATAATGAAGAAACAACAAAGACATTAAAAAATAATAAAAATACTAAAGTTGTAGAACAAAAAAAAAAAGTTACTAAAAATGTTAAAAAATCAGAAAAAACAACTAAAAATAATAAGGAAGAAGATGAAATACAAAATAATTCTGATGATGAAATCCAAAATAATTCTGATGATGAAATCCAAAATGAAACACAAGGCTCAGATAATGAAGACCAAGACTCAGATAATGAAGACCAAGGCTCAGATAATGAAGACCAAGGCTCAGATAATGAAGACCAAGATTCAGATAATGAAGTCCAAGATTCAGATAATGAAGAACTTGCTGCTATAACAGATGATGATAATGATGATGATGAAGAAGAAGAAGAAGAAGAAGATATAAAGCCAACTAAAAAAACATCAAATAAAAAATAATAATTTTTAGAAAATAAAATTGATTTAATTTTTTTATATTAAAAATAGACATATTATATAATATATACATGTCTCTTAATAAAACACATAAATTATTAACATATAATATCGAACAATTACAAAATTTTAATATAATCACAATTAAATTAAAAAATGAATTATTAGAAACAATTAATAAAGGAATTTCGATAAACAAATTTCCGAAATTTACTAGATTATGCCTACAATTAAAAACAACATGTTATAATAGGAATAAAATGGAAGATTATACAAATATTATAAATTTATTAAATGAACTATATGAAAATAAATATTGTTTTAACCAATATAATTGTTTAATAAATCAAGACGAATTATTAAATTTAACAATATCACAATGTCAACAACAAGCAATTAAAGAAATTATACAATTTTTATTATCTGATGGTAATTTCTTTGGTTTATATGGCTATGCGGGAACAGGAAAAACAACTTTATTAACAAAGTTATTAGCATTGTTAATTAAAAATAGATATATTTATTCTTTTACATTAACTGCTCCAACAAATAAGGCGGTTGATGTATTAAAATTAAATTTTCTAAAATGTATAGATGAAATTTGCGAACATTATTTAGGCGAAGAAAGTATTGATTGGCATTATACTAAACAATTACATGAATTAAAAGATAAAAAAGCTATTAAAATAGAATTTGTTACTATCCAAAAATTATTAGGTTATAAAATGACTCATGATACTGATGGTAATGTAGTTTTTGAAAAAAATAATTTGGATAAAAAAGTAACTAAACATATTAGTAATTATAATATTATAATAATTGATGAATGTTCCATGTTAAATGTACAAATTGTAATTGATATATTTAAATTAGTAAATAAAAATCCTACTGAAACTAAAATTATATTTTTAGGCGATCCTGCTCAATTACCACCCGTAAATGAAAAAACTAGTTATATTTTTAATACACTCGATAAAGAATTTAATGATGCCATTATTAAAAAATATTTAGATGATGAAAATAACCAAATGGTAAGTAAATTAAAAAGTGATATAATAAATTTTCCTAAATTTACAATGACAAGTGTAGTAAGAACAAATAATTCCAAGTTAATACAGTTATTAAGTGAATGTAGAAAATGGATAGTAAATGAAATAAAATGTCCTAAATTTGCTGCATTTAAGGATGAAAATATAGTTCTATATAAACATGATAAAAATATAAACAAAACCGATTCACAATGGTTTAAAAACTATATCAAGTATATTAAAAATGATCAAACAAATTATAATAATGTTATATTAACATGGACAAATAATGAATCGTTAAATTATAATAATAAAATTAGAAATATGACTTATGGTGATGATGTAAATTTATATGAGGTCGGTGATATTATTATTATGAACGATTATTATAATTGTAATGATAATGAGCAAAGCGGACCTTTAGGTAAGCAAAGCGGACCTTTAGGTAAGCAAAGCGGACCTTTAGGTAAGCAAAGCGGACCTTTAGGTAAGCAAAGCGGACCTTTAGGTAAGCAAAGCGGACCTTTAGG